CCGGCGGACCGTGCACGACGCGTGCCAGCGTGGCGCTCGAGGCGGGGCCTGGGGTGGCCGCCGCTCGGCTGTTGCGTTTGTGCCGCCCGGTGTTCGCCGTTTGTTCGCTTTTCCCGCGCAAGTTCGCGATTTTCCTAGGGAATCGCTAACTGGCATTCGCACGACGGTGCGGCACGTTTGCCACGCTTGAGGCAAGACCTCGAGACGCTCCATCCGGATGGGGCGGGGGGGCGGTCGGGGGGGCGGTGCCACGGTCGGGGTGCCGGGCGTCGGTCAGGAAAAAACGTTGAAAATGCGTGAACTTTTTGCGGGCAAAAAGGTCTTCGCAGGGTGCCCGCGGGGTGCCGTTCGGGGACTTTTTGTGGGACAAAAAGGGGGGTCGCGCGAAAAAAGGTCGCGGAGTGATTTCGCAGGGAAATCGCGTGGTTGGCGCGCTCGAACGGTGTTTGAGGGACTTACTTTTTTCGGGGCGGCCGTGGGTCGGCGGGCGCGTCGCGAGGATTCGCAGGAATGAGAAAGCTCAATGAAATCAATTATTTATAATTATATAATATATATATAAAATACAATACGTTATATAGTGGGGGGTCGGTCAGGCGGGGTGCCACACCCGACAACGGGTGGTGTGTGGCATTTTGCCACACCCACCGGCGCGGAGACGGGCGCGCGCCCCTCAAAAAAATGAAAAAAGGGGTCCCCCGCGCGAAATCCTCAGCGATTTCGCGAGCTTAAGTGCCCGACTTTTTATAACAAAAAGTCAAAAAAGTACCTGGAGGGCGCGAATGCGACCGGATGCGTGTCCTACACGCACCCGCGGCGGAGCGTGGCTCCTAGGGCCGTTTCCGTGCGAAATTTGGGCATCCTCGAGCGGAGCGCGGCGCGGGCGATCGTGGATTGTGATGCAATGCGTCGTGCGTGGGGGAGACGTGGGCGGGTTCGGCGCGCCGCTCCTAGGGCCATTTCCGTGCGAAATTTGGGCATCCTCGTTAGGGATTTTTTCCTAGCATGTATAACGTCGCATTTTTATCATGGAGGGAATTCGCGGACTTACGAGCGCGTCACACAGCACAGCGTGGCGCATGGCGAAGCGAATGGCGTAGCGCACAGATGGGCGCACCGCAGGATGCGTGGCGGAGCGCATGGCGGAGCGCACCGCGGGCGCTTTGGCAGGCCCCAACGCTCAACGCACGGCACTCCGCACAGCACACCGCACAGCATGCCGCACAGTGGGTGCTATGCGGCCTGCGAACCCCCTCCCACCCCCGCCCATGCGGACGCGAAGACCCTCCCCCATATGCGCACCAAAAAAATCGAGTGTTATATAACGCTCGCGGTTGACGCCGGTGCGTTATAGTGTTAGTGAACATGAACGGGATGGGCGCCGTCCGCGGTTGCGGCGGGGGCGGTGATGAGGACGGCGCCCGTCCCGTGCGGTGCTGCATGACACCCCGCGCGCGCGCGAACACCTCGCTGTACCTCGACCCAGAGCTGCGCGAGCAGCTCCGGGCGCTGTCCCACCGGCTGCGGCTGTCCAAGTCGGACTGTCTCCGCCGCGCCTTGCGTCACGCGATCACGTGTGACGCCTTCCCCGGCCCCGGCGTTGCGGAGCGCTTGCCACCTCCTCAGGCGACTCCCGCGCCGGGGCGCCCTCCTGCCTGATGCGCAAGCGCTCCGTGCGCAAAGCGGTCAATCTGCCCCTCGTGCGACGCTTTGCGCATCGTCGCGGGAATACCGCACCGCTGCGCCCGTGGGAACAGCAACTCCGCGAACGGGTGCAGGACCGCACGCCAGAGCGGCGACTCTGGGCGGCCACGCTCGCGGAATCGTTGCGCATTATTTACACTGGACGCGATCCCGTGGACGTGTTGCGCGAGCTCGCATGGATCGAGGCACCCATTCGTGGCCCGCTCCAGTGCTTTGAAACGATTGCCGAAGTGCTCGACTTGTCGCCAGACGCGATTCGCCGCGACGTGCGCGCGGACGTGAGCGCTGGGCGCATTGCGGCGGTGCTGCCCCATGTTGGATAGCCGGGCGCGACGCGCGGCACTGCTCACAGCGGCCGGGTGTGCTGACGCGGACGTGTGTACCGCCGCGGGGATCACGGCGGACGAGCTTGCCGTGTATCAGCGGTCACCGCTTTGGCAGATGCTCGTGGAGCGCGCGCGGGGCTTGGAACCACAACCCAAGCTGGCCGATGTCCTCATGGAGGACGCGCCGACGAACGTGCGATTCTTGCGCGAAGTGCGCGACGGTCTCGTCGAGGACACCCCAGGTCGACTGCAGACGCGGCTGCGGGCGGCGCAGCTTTTACTGGATCGCCAAGTGGCGAGCGCGGACCAGCGCGCGAATGCGGAGACGGCGGCACGCATTGTGGTGGAAGGGCGGCTCATGGGGCAAATCCTGCACGCCATGCGCGAGACCGGCGTGCTGGACGTCACCCCGGAGGCGGTGGAGAGCGTAACGCAGGGGCCCGCAACGGCGCCGGCCGTGCCCGCGATTGTCACCCCGGAGGACTATGCCTCCCAACACGAAAAAGACGAGCCCTAGCCCCGAGAACCGCATCTCCGAGCGCCTGCTGGAGGCTGTCGGCGGCACGGAGTGGATTCAGCGCGCCGAGATGATCGTGGAGCGCAACGGCACCGTGCGGCAGGCGGGCGCGGATCGCGTCGATACGAAACTCATCACGACGTTCCGCACCGCCTGCGAACAATCGCTGTACTGCTTCCTCCGTGGTGTGCTGGGGCACCAGTTTCTCGATCCGGCGCTGCACAAGCCCGTGTGCGACTGGCTGACCACCATCCCGCCCTACCGCAAAATGCTCCTCATGCCGCGCAACCACGGCAAAACCACCATCGTGGCGCAAGGACTCCCCCTGCATATGATTATTCAGCCGGCGGAGAAGAATCGATATTTTCGCGCAATGCTGGGCACCGACGTGCGCATCGTCCTCGCGGGCGAAACCGAGGAGATGGCCGTGCGCAACCTGCGGTACATCAAGACCATGTTGGAAGGCAACGCGCTGCTGCGCGCGCTTTGGCCGCACGTTGCATGGGACAACGCACGCAAACAGGCGCCCAAGTGGTCGGACGACCAGATTATTGTGCCGCGCCAGACGCCGTTCGCCGAACCCACCATCCGCGCGATCGGCGTGGGCGGGGCCGTGACGGGCATGCACCCGTGCTGCCTCATCAAGGACGATCTCACGACGCAGCGCGCCGCGAACGAGCCGCCCACGATGGCGAAGGCGATCGAGTGGCACAACGATTCGCGCGCGCTGTTCGCCAACCCCGACACGGACTTGGAGTTCATCACCGGCACGCGCTGGGCGAACTTCGACCTGCCAAGCTACATCGCCGAACACGACAAGACCGTCGCGATCAATACGCGGTGGCGGCGCGTGGTCGAAGACGGCCAACCGTTGTGGCCCGCGAAATACGGCTTCCCGGGTGCGATCGAACAGTTGCAGAAGGAGCATGGCCTCAAGTTCAACCTGCTCTACATGAACGAGGCGATCGGGGAGGGCCTGACCGATTTCTTGGACAGCGAGCTCCGCACCTATCGCCTAGTGGGCGGCGCGATCCAGTTCGAGGCGCAGGCGAGCGACGAGGCGTTGCGCGAGGCCGTGGAAGCACCCGCGCCCGAGCCGGGCATCCCAAGCCGCCGCGGCATGGACCTCTACACGGCGCTGACGCTGGAGAATTTGGAGTATTTGCGCAACACTCGGAGTGGGTAACCATGTGGATGTGGAGTCTTGTCCCAACATGGGGCGCCGGGTGGCCGCTCGGCCTGACCGGCATGCTGGAGGACCGAACCATGACCATCGAAGAACGGTTGCGACAGGTGGAGGATGCCGTGCGCGACTGGTGCGACTGCCACGACGAGCTCTCGCGCCAGGCCATGTATCAGTACCTGTACACGCTCGGCCACCGCATTCCCACGGGCGCCTTCCACGCCAACCTGGCCGCGATCGCCCGGCGCACGCAGCCCGACGCGACATGACCCTCGCCCGCCCCGACCGTGGCCCCGATCCCCGCTTCGACACAACCTCCCCGCCCCGGTCTCTTCTCCGACTCCTCCCCCCTTCCAGCCCTTCTCCCTCATTCGGATGGTGAGTCCCGAGGGTGATGCGGCGGCGGTGGGAAACGGCGTGGAGCTGGCTGGTCGAGCGAGGCTTTGTGGTGGTCTACAGCGCGCTCGCGACGGTTGCGCTGGTGCTTCTCGTCGTGGGAATGATCATTGCGGCGACGGGATTCTGGGTGGCGGAGCGCTTGGATCGGTGGGAGTCGCAGTGGTGGAACGATGGAGACTGAGACCACCATTGCCTTGAGCGATCTTCCGGAGCGCTATGCGTTCCTCGATCCCGCGAGTTCGCGCAAAGACAACGAGCATCGTCTCGTCAAAGCGCGGTCGGCCATTGTGGTGGTAGCCTCGGATTGGCTCGGGCGTATCTTTGTGTTGGATGCGTGGGCGGGGCGCTGCTCGACCGATGCGTTGATCGAGCGCATTTTTCGCACGCATGAGATGTGGAAACTGCGCGTGTTTGGCATTGAGGCGAACGCGATGCAGGAACTCTTCTTTGAGGCGGTGCAACGCGATGCGCGATTGCGGGGCAAACCGTTGCCGCTGCGCGCTGTGCATCAACCCACACATGTGACCAAGGACTGGCGCATCCGAACAGTGCTGCAGCCATTGGTGGCCGGCGGTCGTCTGTTCCTTCGCGAAGATATGCTTGAGCTGCGCACGGAGCTGACGGCGTTTCCCCTGTCACCGGTGAAAGACTTGGTGGACGCGCTCGCGTCGGCGGTCAAGTTGGTGCCGCGGCGCAGTACACGCCGCGAGACCGATCAAGAAGTCGAAAAACTTCTCGACTATCTCCGAAAGACGGGTGCGCCGCCGGCCGTGATCGAAGAGGTGGTACGGCGGAAGCGGTTCAATACGACGCGGTGGAGGATGGGGTAAGCGATGGACGGAAGCCGGATGCGACCGCTCGCCGTAGTGCTTGGCGTGTGTGCGAGCGCAAGTTTGGGGTGGGCGGCATATATGAGCCAGGAAGTGGTTCGCAACCGGGAGCAGTTTGCGCGAATTGACGCACGCTTGGCAACGATTGAGCGACGATTGGACCAGATGGCCACGTCGCAGGAAATCGATCAGGCGCTTGCGGCCTTGCGAGACGCCCTTGCGAACGCTTCCCACCCTGGGTACAACGAGGGGAAGCGGCCGCAGGGCCGGCCGTAAGAGGAGAACCTATGGCGGAGAGCAACGTCCCGCGGAAGACGCCGAGCGTTCTGGACATCGTCTATGACGAGATGAACAGCCAGAACGAGGCCGTGCACGCGACCGACACCGCGACGCGGAAGAAGTTTGGGCCGGCGGCCAAGCACGAGGCCGGCAATCCAACCGTGGGCGGCGGGATCAATCGGCCAGCGCGCGGCAAGGTGTAACCCATGGGAGCGACACGGCTCCCAGTCATCGTGAACCCGGGGGCCGATCCCGGGCGCAACCAGGTCCCGAAGCCGGGAATCGACATGGGCGCGGTGCGCCGTGGGCAGTATCGCGACCCACAGTCTATGGTGCACAACTGTGGGGGTGCGGCCACGACGCGGCGAACCTGGTTCGCGGGCGGCCGCGAGCCGGATAGCGATGTCGAAGAGCACGAGGCCGTTGAATTGGCGGACTATAACGGCCCGGCGCCGCGGGATCGCAGCAACCGAGCGTAGCGATGGCGCGGCGGAGCAGGCCGAAGCGGCCGCCACGGTTTGACATGATGGAGTCGCATGCGGACGCCATTGCGGGTTCCATGATGGCGGAACATCCCATGCGAAAGCGTCTCAAGGCCGACATTTTGTCGGCGCTCAAGGGGATTCAACGCTCGGCGCGGGGTCCGGCGGCCCGCGGCCGCGCCAAGAGCGTGTTTTCGTAGAACATGGCGGCACGCACGCACCCAGCGCACCCCATTGCAGGGGCGTTTCACCGTCGTGAAGGAAACGCGCGCCCCGCAAAGGTGACGGATGTGCGCGTGAGTGAGATCAACACTCAGCGGTTTGCGGCAGGGTCTCGCGGCGGAACGACAGCCGGGCAGGGCCCCGCCCTCGACGCCAAGTAAGGAGTTTTGGATGGCCAAGTCGATGAAGCCTGGCGGTGGCGCACGCTTTGCGGCGCTCAAGGCAAAACTGGCTCGTCGTGGCGATGTGAAGGATCCGGCTGCGGTGGCGGCGGCCATTGGGCGGAAGAAGTACGGTGCCGCCAAGATGGCAAAGTTTGCCGCGGCCGGGCGGGCGCGCGCTCGCGCCAAGTAAGCGATGCCGGTCGCGCGCGGGCGGTCTGGCGTGCAACAGGTCCTGCGAGAGTTCAAGCAGGGCAAGCTGCGCTCTGGGTCGAAGAAAGGCCCACTCGTTAAGTCGCGAAAGCAGGCGGTTGCGATTGCGCTCAAACAGGCAGGGCTTTCGCGCAAGGGTCGGTAAAGATGGCAATGCGAGGTCGTCAGCGCATTGTTGGGTCTGGAACGCCGCAGCGGGAACGCGATATCCCCGTGACGAAGTCGGACAAGAAGTTGTCGATCAAACACGCCAAGGACAGCATACGGTACAACATGCGGCACGCCCGCGACCACCTGAAGGCGGCGCAAAAGGCGCGGCATCACCTGATGGAGGTTCGTCGGGCGCGCGTGTCGGCGAAGTAGTATGGCAGGCAAGGTGAAAGCCCCTCCGATTTCGCGTGCCAAGGGCGTGCCCTCCGTGGGCTTGAAGACGCCGCCTGCGCGGGTGGCCGCGCCGCGCTTCGTGCGTGGGGCGGATCGAACGCTGGATGCGGCAGGCGGTCCTCGAGGTCTGCTGACTACGAAGCCGCGGGTGGGGATCGGCTAGGGTGGCGTCCGCCGCGGAAATTGCGCGCCAGCGGGCGCAGTTCGAGGCGAGCGCGAACACGCTGCGGCAACGCGCATCGGCGTCGCCGTTGCAGTCGAGCGGCGGTGGGGGCTTTCAGCCTTCGGCGGCTCCGCGTTTCACCGTGCGCGCTGACCCCACCTTCGACGCGGCGTCAACGGGATCGTCGGGCGTTCTGCACACCGAGGATCAGGAACGCGCGATTCGGCAGAAGGCAGCCTCGGGGCAAGTCATTACGCAGGAGGATTTGTGAGCATCCGAGCGCTCTCGGTGGCGGCCATTGCCGTAGCGGCGGGCCTGTGGGTGGTACTGGCGCAGTACGTGGCGCAACAGCGCTATATCGTGGTAGGGATGTGCCCGCCGGGCATCGTTGGCCAGGGTCCCGGCTTGCTCATCTACGATGCGCGGCATCCTGCGGTGGCGTGCTTGCCGCTTCCCATGCCGCGCGATACGATCAACCCGCAGCAGGCCCCAAAGGTGCCGTCGTAGCGTATGGCATACACGGTTGCTCGGCGCGATCACGTTTGGTTCATCCAAAGCGATGGAACCGCAGGCGGCGTCACGGTGTTCGGGGACACGGAGCGCTTGCGCACCATTCGATGGCACCCGGTAGCCGTGACGGATACCGTGACGCTTGATCGGGTAAAGACTGACGGGACGACCGAGACCGTGTGGGAAGCGAGCGCCGGGGGGACGGGTGCCACGCTCGTCCCGCAAGAGTCGCGCTTGGACGTTCGGCTCACCTTTGGCTTCAAGGTAGTGATGCCGAGCGGGGGCAAGCTCTACCTGTACGAAGCCTTGGACGGCCCGGCGGGAGGACGGTGAGCCGCTTCACTGACTGTTTGGCGATCGTCAAACAGCTCGAAGGCGGGCTCGCAAATACGTTGCACGACACCGGCGGACCGACGGCCTACGGTATTACGCAGGCGGTCTATGACGCATGGCGTCAAGCGCAGGGCCTTTCCACGCAGCCCGTATCCTTTATTGGGGATCACGAGGTCGATACGATCTATTTTACGCAGTATTGGCAGCCGGCCCACTGTGACGACCTCCCGCGCCCGCTCGATTGTTTTCATTTCGACACGGCGGTGAACATGGGCGTTGAAAGCGCCGCACGGCTGCTCCAAACGGCGCTCGGAACGGTGGTCATCGACGGCGTGATTGGCCCGGAAACGCTGGCGGCGGTGGCGGCAGCGAACCCATGGGTGTTGCTCGCCCGGTACGCGGGGGTGCGGTGTATGCGGTACGGGGTCATCGCCGCGGTGCGTCCCAACCAGTGTGGATTCCTCCGCGGATGGTTACGGCGCGTAGGAACCTTGCTGCAACGTCTCTAACGCGCTAGGCTCTCTCCTATGTCGTACCTGATGTCTCTCATCAAGGCCGTCAGCAAGGTGGTGGATGAGGCGGTGCCGGTCGCGGTTGGCATGCGTACGAAGATCGCAGTGGTGCTGTGCCCAGTCCTTGGGTCCGCGATGACCAAGGCTGTGGTCCAGGCCGTGTATCCGCCGGCCGCTGCGATGCTCCCGCATCTCCAGTCCTTGCTCTGCACGGCTGCGGTGCCGTTCGCAATCGCGGGCCTCGTTCGCGAGAAGTAAGCCGGAGGCGCCGTGGCTGCGCCTCCGGTTGGCGTTAAAGTCACCGTCCACGTTGAAGTTGACGGGGAACCGGTGAAGGGCTCCCCGTTTGTGCTGCGCCAAGAAGTCTCGCAGTTGACCTCGGTTGACCTGCAAGACCTTGGCAACATTTTTGCCACGCAGTTCTCCGATGCTGTGCTCGCCCTGCGGGCCTATGGCGGTGCGGTGGCGCTGAAGGGCACTGAAACGACGCAAACCCCCGCCCTCCTCGACAAGGGCGGTTTTGTCGTCGTGGTAGGAGCCGATTCGACCGCGTCAACTACCCCAACCGTTGCGGACCCCCTCACACCAACCGGACCGCCGTCCACGCCGTACCGAATTCTGTACGGGGCCTAAGCCATGGCGCAAAAAACGATCGCCGTGTCTGTGGTCCTCGATATTGACGGAGAGCCGGTGCCGGGCTATCCGTGGCGGCGCGTCTTTGCCAGTGCGGCGCAGGACGAGCGCGTCGTGGTGCTCGCCGCCAATGGGAGTACGTTTGGAACAATGGCTTCCATGCCACGGATGGAGTTTGTGCAGTGCATCGGTCCCAACGCGGTCGATGTCTTCGCGACCACAAACACGACCGTGGCGTGGAAGCAGCGGCTCAAGCCGGGCGGTTTCATGCTGTTGGCTGGACGGCGAGGCGATCCGAACACCGGGGCGTTCTTCTTGGTGCAGAACACCTCAGCAACCACCTCGACCACGGTGTACTTGCTCAGCGTTGGGCATCAGGCGGTAACAGACTAGATGCGGCTCATCGAACGCCATCCCGTTTCTCGGCTCCCCAAAATTGTGCGATCGAGCGATGCCGACCGTCGGCTGGAAACGTTTCTCAGCATGGAGATTGAGGACGCGCTCACCGCACGGCGCACCGTGGACAAGGTGTGGAATGAGGCGCGGCGGCAGTACAACGGCGTTCCCAAGCGTCCCATGCGGGAGGTCCCGGTACCCAACGCCCCGAACATTGAGATCACGTTGGGCGCCACGCTCGCGGACGACGTCTGCGCGCAAGCGAGTGATGCGTTGTTCACCGCGACGCCGTTGATTACAGTGCGCGCGGTGGACGCCAAATGGGTTGAACACGCCAAGGCGGCGCAGGATTGGATCAACTGGCTCGCAGCCAACGAGATCGGATTGCGTGAGGCGGCCAATCACGCCTTGGTGGATACGTGTCAGCTGGGCACGGGGGTCTACTACATTCCCTTCGTAGAAATGACGAAGAAGGATCGCGTGTACCGGGTGACCCAACGTGCCCCGCGCGTGTTTGCGATTGCTCCGGAGGACTGGATTGTCCCGCCCGGTTCGCGCGGAGACATCCAACGCGATCGGTGGGTGGCGCTTCGGTTTTGGTATACGCGCGGAGAACTGGAGGAGCGTGCGCGGACGTTGGGCTGGAACATCGAGAACGCAATGCCCGTTGCGCAGTTCGATCTTGTGCGGCTGCAGCATGAGCGCAAAGCGAACATGCGGGGCGCCATGCTCTGGCGCGAAGTGTACGAAGTGTGCGAGGTGTATGCCTACTTCGATTATGACGATGACGGCCTCGACGAGGACCTCCTCATTACGTGGGATCGGGCGTCGCGCACCATTCTCGACTTGAAGTTCAACCCATATGACCTCCGCCCCGTGGAGGTGATGCGGTACCAGTTGCGCTCACACCTTCCCTACGGCCTTGGTGTGATGGAGATGGTGCAGCCGTTCCAGGAGGAAACCACAGAGCTGCACAACTACACCCTCCTCAACATTTTCTTAGCCAACGCACGCGTGTGGGCGGCGAAGGAGGGCGCCGTACCTGAGAAGCTCGAAATCATGCCGGGCAGCGTGATCAAGGTGCTCGGCGATGACGTGCGCTCGGGGCTCGTTGAGCTCAAGATGAGTGAGGTCTATCCGAGCGCGTTCCAGGCGCAGAACAGTGCCGTCGCCTTGGCGGAACGTCGCATCGGCACCAGCGGGGCCGCGGGGATGCTTGCCAAGGGTGGCGCGCGTACGCCTGGGGTGACGGCGCTCAGTTTGCTGCAACAGGTCAACCGACGGTTTTCGCCCGCGTTCGACGACATGCGCGAGAAAACCGCCGCCGCGGTGCGTCAGGCCGTTTATCGGTACCGGGAACGCCTGCTCGCGCGGGATCGCGACATCGAGCGGCACCTGCTTGACGTCATGGGCGAGGACCGGGCGTTGCTGTTGCACGAGCTGCTGACGCTCACCGATGTGGAGCGGGCGATTGCGATCGAAATGACGGCCAGCTCGGCCACGGTGAACCGGGAAGCGGACCGCCAGAACGCGATTCAGATTGCCAATCTCATGCAGGGATACTATCAACAGACGGTCGCGCTTGCCCTCCAAGCGGCCTCGCCGCAGCTTCCCGACGACCTCCGCAATCTCCTCGTGGATATCGCCAAAAAGGGCACCGAACTCATGGATCGCACGCTACGCACCTTCGACCAAGTGCGCGATCCGAAGTCGTTCTTGGTGGACACGTCGATTATCGATCAGGCCGCCCTGTCTGGGACGCTCGCGCAACAGCAGGCGCAGGCTGCTACCATGGTGGTCAATGGCGGGATTCCCCAGGGATTTGGCGGGCAGTCAGCGCCGGGGCCCTTCCGCGGCGGGACGTTGCCAAGCGGAGGCGAAGACACGAATCCCAGCCCCGAAGAGCTTGCGTTGCAGGCACCTCCTGCCCCTGGCGTAGCAAGTGGCGGATAACGCATGGCGTCCGCGTGGATTCGTGTGCTACAGACGACGCCGGGAGCGCTCGCCGACTTTTCGGCATACATGCAGCGCTGGCTGGACACGGAAGACCGGTTGTCCAAGGCCAACACCGTCGAGGAATTGCACTATCAACGCGGGAAGATTGATGCGATCCGGAGCATCCTCTTCGCCGTGAAACACGAAAAGTGAGGGACACGATGGCACTGTTTCGAAATCCTCCAAAGACCCCCGCACAGCCCGCTGCAAAGGCGGACCCGCCACCGCCACCTCCGCCGCCGCCGGCCGGGCTGTCGAAGGACGAGGTGAAAGCCTTGCTGGAGACGACCCTGAGCGGGCTTGGCGATCGCTTGGGCAGCGTCGTGCAGCAGCTCAACGAACGCATCGAAGCGTTGGCGGCACGACAGCCCCAGGTCGTGGTCCAGCCTCCCGCACCGCCCGCGTCCGTTGCGGATATCACGGACGAGGAAATCGATCGTGCGGTGCTTAGCGGGCAGGGCGCTGCGCAACGCATTCGGGCGCTCGTTGACCGCGCCGTGAACGCTGCCACGGAACGCATCATCAAGGAGCGTGTGCAGCCCCTCGAAGAGTTCGGCGTGCGCGCCCTGGGCGACGTGACACAGCGCGTCGTTGCGACGAGCATGAAGTACTATAACCGCTTCAAGAAGGAGATCGACGAGCAGCTCAACACCCTCGCGCCTGCGGCACGGTCCAACCCGCTCGTGATCGAAACCATCTATAACGCGGTGGTCGGGCGCCATGCGGAAGAGCTCGCGAACGAGGCGGCCGAGGCCGCGGTGCGGCAGGCGCAAGAACAGACAAAGGCCCCGGCACCCGGCACCGGAGCGGGCGGTCAAGCAACCGAACGCACGGACGAGGTCCCCACGCTGCAGGATTTCCTTGGACCGGCTGCTAACGAAGCCAAGGAAGCGTTGCAGCATAAGGTACAGGGCGCCGACGCAGACGCCTTTGCCCGCAGCCTTGGATACAAGGATTGGGCGTCCTACATGAAGATGTATCAGGAACTGCTGTCCGCAGAGACGGAAGGTTCCGCGTAACCAACAACCCGAATGAATGGAGCGATGATGGCAACCTCGAAGGAAAAGGCAGCGCCCACCTTTACGGTGGACGACCTCGCGGCCGCGAAGGACGTGGTGCAGGAGCAGGCAACGCAGGCTGGCGAACCCGCCCTCAAGCCCGAAGAAGTGGCGCGGCGGGCCGAGCGGCTGATTGCTGAAGCCCAGAAGCTCTTGGAGCAGTTGGACGTGCAGGCCGCCGACCCGGCCAAGCTCACGGTGGAGAATGAGGTACGGCAGGCCCTGAACGAGCTCAACGAAGTCTATGTGTCCAATGCCCAGCAGGAGTATGCGTACGCGTGGGTGTACCGGGACCCGCATAACGAGTACGGCGGCCGGTACGTTCGCAAGATGCAGGCGCTTGGGTGGGAAATCGTCTCCGGCGACATGCCGGAGGCAAAGGAGCACCGGTTCGTGGACGGCACGCGTGTCGTCGCGGATTGCTTGCTCATGCGCATCCGGCTAGACCGCAAACTCCTCCTCGATAAGCGGGACCGGCTGCTCCGCGAAGCGCAGCAGGCCGGCATTGTGTCCCGCGTGTACGAGCTTGCCGAGCATGCGGGGACGCGCGTCTATGACAAGCTGCCCGATTTCGTCGAAAACGCGATTTCCCAGCAACAGCACGCTCGCCGGGCAGCCGCATTGCGGGACTTCCATCGCCTGAATCGCGATGGTAGCGTGGACAAGATGCTACGCACGGGGACAATCCCCGGCATTCCGGTACCGGGCGCGGGTTCCGGAAAATAAAAGCCTAGCGGCAAGGCGAGGAGTTCATGGCAGTCAAGCACGCAGTGATCACACCGCTCCGGCACGCCGGGGTGGCGGCGCAGGATCGGGTGTACATTAGCGGAGGCCCGATCGTCGCGGGGGCGCCGGTCGTCCTGTCAGGCGGCAAGGTGGTTGAGTTTACGGACTCGCTCACGGGACCCACGACGGGATCGTTGGTGCTCGGGATTGCCCTCAACGCAACCACGGCCGCGAACCAGGACTGCATGGTTGCGCTGGCCCTGCCGGGACGCCGGTTCGTGGCCTCCAAGACCGGCCTCACGGCGAACGGCCAGTCCGACGCGGGCGCCACGGCGATTGCGCTGGCGGACATCGGGAGCGTGGTAGAGCTGCACAAGGACGCGACCACGGGCAGGTGGGTGCTTGGCGCCGTCGATACCGGGAAGGGGGCCGTGATTACCGGCCTCGTGGACAAGGTGGGCGCGACCACCAACGACAACCTGAGCTTTGGCGAGTCGGGGAGCGGCCCGGGCGTGACCGGGACGCCGCCGAACGCGACCTTCGTGGGCGACCCCGTGGCGGGCCCGAATTTCGGGCTGGCCCGGGAAGAGTTCGTGTTCCCGATCAGCACGACGATTTACGGGTAAGTAAGGAGAACGCATGGCAATCGGCCGCGGTGCATTTGCAGCCCTCCTCAAGCCGGACCTCTATCGCGTCTACGTGGAGACCGGCAAGGAGCGTCCGCTCGAGTATCCGCTCTTCTTCAACGTGGACGACATCCCCTGGAACCCCGTAAAGGATCAGCAGATCGCGGGGCTGGGGACCCTGCTCGCCATGCCGGAGGGCGAGAACTTCCCCCTCGACCAGCCCATTCTGGGCGGCACGGTACAGTACGAGGCACAGCCCTTCGGCCTTGGCGTGGAGATCACCTGGCCGATGTGGCGCGACGACCAGTACGGCATCATGCGGGAGCTGGTGGCGGAGCTGGCGCGGGCGAGCCGCAACCGCCAGGAGGTCGATGCCTGGTCCGTGCTGAACAACGCCTTCGACACCAACTTCCCCGGGTACGATGGCCAGCCACTGTGTTCGACGGCGCATCCGCTCCTCGGGGGCGGTACGGCGGCCAACCGGCCGAACCCGGATGTCGGGTTCAGCTCACTCGCCATTCAGCAGGCGCTTACGCGGTTCGAGAATATGCCGAACGAGCGTGGGCTTCCGCGCCTCCTCGCCCCGAACCTGGTGCTCGTGGCGCCCGAGAACAAGTTCCTGGCTCGCCAGATTCTGGGCACCGCGAAGCAGCCCTTCACGGCGAACAACGAGATCAACCCGCTCATCCAAGACGACCTGTCGTGGATGGTTGTGCACTACTTTACGAATTCCACACAGTGGTTCCTTGCGAGCCGCGGCAATCACGATCTGCAGTTCCTGTTCCGCGATCGGCCGATCTTCGACGGCTTTGATGCGCCATGGAACAAGAACGCGATCTTCACGGTGTATCAGCGCCACACCAAGGGCTTTGGCACGTGGCGCGGCATTGACGGGTCCAAGGCGAGCTAATCCATGGCAGATAAGCGGTCCGGCCAGGCCATTCACGTCCCAGCGTCGGCCGCCATGCCTCCGGTTGCGTCCAAGGTGCCGGGGCTGGCGTATGCTCCGCACTATCTGGACGGGGCGCCGATGGAGGAAGTGGACGGCATTCGTGTGGTTGGGGACGCCGAGATTGGCCCCCAGACCGTCGGAGCCGCCGTCGACTTCATCGACGCACTCGACCTTCCCGCGGCAAGCGGGACGCGACACCTCATCGTAGGAACGGGCGCCTCGGCTGCGCTGCGTGGCGGCCAGGTGACCGGCATTGTCCGGCTCACCACAGGGGCCACCGCGGGCAATGACGCCATCCTCGTCCGAAACGGCCACACGATGAGCCTGCCGCCCTTCACGAGCGGCGCCGTCAACAAGCGGATGTGGTTCACGGCAAAGGTGAGCGTGGTGGATGGCCTCGGCGATGGCGCCGTGCTGGTCGGCCTCGCCCCGTCCACCACGGCCGACATGGATGTCGAGCCCACCGACGGCGTGTATTACTACTTGGCGAATGCCGGCACCGACATGAAGTGCGTGGCACGGAAGGCCGGCGCCAGTTCCACGATCGTGGCCGCCGCGTTCGCGACCGCTGGCCAGACCCTCACCGCGGGCACCATGAACGAGCTCAGCGTCTCCATGGACCCCAACGGGACGATCTCGGCCTACGTGAACGGCATCCTGGTTGGGCAGCTCGTCGGCAGTGACCCCAACATCCCCACGGCGTCGACCCTCACCGTCGTCATCGGCCGCAGCACGCAGTCCGCGACCGCACGCAACCTCGACTGCGACTACTATCTGATCGCGCAGGAGGTCTAACCCGGGATCGGCGATCACGGTCGCGTGGGTGGTCCGGGTCCCGGACGCCTCCCAGAAGGAGCCCACATGACAGAACCGTCGTCCGCCGATTCCGTCGTTGCCCTGGCCGCCCTGATCCGGCGCGGCCAGCTCCGCCTCGTCGATGTCCCAGAGGCAAAGCGTCCGCTCGTCGCGGCCGTGTGCCAGCGGCTCACGGACGCGCAGTTGGCGATTCTGCATCGCCCGTCTCGGCATCCACGATGGAAGGCCGTCCGGTGACCTCTCGACCTCGCCGCCCGCTCCGAAGGTCCCACGCGGCCCCACAGCGCGGCCCCTTCCAGCCTTCCCCTCATTCGGATGGAGAGTTCCCGGGGGCGAAGACGGAGACCTAAATGCTAACCGTCGACGATGTGGCGCGCTCTGCGCTGAATGCGGTGGGCTCCAATGCGGGCTTGCTGCAAGCGATTCGCTGGGTCAGCGATCGGTATCGGCAGCTCGGCAATCGGGGGAAGCTGCGTGCGCTGCGGCGCATTGATCAGCTTGTGATCCCCGCCGCGATCACGGACGGCACGGCCACCTTCACCCGCGGATCGAACCTGGTGACCGGAGACGACACCGCCTCGTCGGCATGGATTACCGGCACCTCCACCGCCAATGCAGACGATGCACCACCCCTCAACACGCCAGCGCCGCAGCATAGTGTGGTGGGCCGATGGATTCGCTACAAGCGTGTCTGGTACAAGATTGTGGACCTCTCCGTCACCGCCTCCGGCGGTGCCACGCTCCGTCTCAGCACGCCCGTCGCGGAAGATTCCGCATCGGGCGCCGCGTACAAGATTGTCCAACGGCACACGCGACTGCCGAAGAATACGCGCTTCGTGGGCGGTTTCGTCCAGCAACGGTTGTGGCGCCCCCTGACCCAGCTCAGCATTGCGGAACTCGATTTGACGTATCCCGAGCGGTTGTTCGTAGCGGGGACAGGTCCGGAAGTGTGGGCCGTGATCGGCGACGACGACGAAGGCTATCGCACGGTGGAGTTCTACCCGTATCCAACGAAAAACGAGGCAATCCTGTTCACATACTACGAAAAGGCGCCCGAACTGCTTCCTGGCATGCCGTTACCGACCGATCTCGACGCGGAAGCGCTTAAAATGGGCGCGCTGATCGACATTTACCGGTTTGAGATGGCGCAGGCGCTTCGCGCCGGCAACGTCGAAGCGGCCGCGGTATGGCGGAACGAGGCGCGTGCGCAGGAAACCACGTGGAACGCTCGCATGGAAGAGCTGTTCCGCACGGATCGTATGGATGACGAGATCAAGATCATCTTGCACACGCAGGGGCCGCCCACCTTCGGCGACTTCACGTTCATCCGCACCGCGCGGCAAGACGCCATCTCACGGCTCGGGAACTTCCCCTGATGGCGCGCCTTGCTCCCAGCGGTTTTCTCGACGCCAACGCACCCGCGACCGCTACGACCACGACACCGGTGTCCACGCCAGCGCAGGCCGCCGAACGCCTCGAGCCCGGCGCGACCGGTTCAACGACGCCACTCATCGATCCCGTGTCGCTTGCGGCCGGCGTCCTCGCCAACGTGTTCCGGGGCGGGCTTCTCGGGGCGGCGACACGGGCCGTTACAGCGGAAGCCCCCGCGGCGGCTGCGGAAGCGCCCGCCGCGCCGCAAGCCGCGATGCAGGCCATTCGCAAGGTGGTCCTTGGCGATCCCGTCAAAGTGGAAGCGCATGGGGGCGGTGACGCCTTCTTCCACCCCATCCTGGACCAGGATGGGCGCGCCATTGCTGGCATGACGGTTTCGTTTCCCCAGCCGGACCGCGCGCTCGTGCGTGGCCTCTATCCCATGCCAGGGACTGGCGTCGGCCCGACCACGCTCGGACCGTCCCATGTTCGGTCGTTGCTGCGCCAGTTCAAGGACACCTATCCCGAGGTCAAAATGCTTGGTGGGACGCGAGTCACCGGCGTGTCGACGGGGATGCCACGGTTTACGACCGTCAGCCTGGGATCGTTGGCCGCCGCGCTCGGGCTTGGTACGCCGTCGCAGGAGTCCCAGTAGATGGGAACCTTTACGGGATCAGACCTGATCAATCGACTTTCGGCTCGACTCCGTGACACCAGCAACACTGGCTACCCACGGGCAACGATCCTAAACGTCATCAATAGGGTGCAGGACTGCGTCAACGTACGACTTGGGCTCGTGCATAACACGGCCACTTTTTCCACCAGCAACACGGCGCTCTACAGTACGAGTGCTATTGCCAGCGACTACGCCTACCCAGTACAGGTGTTCGACGGCAACAACATTGAACTCGATCTCATTCCGTTCGATCGGTTGGTGCAGCAGGACGAGCACTGGCTACGGCGCTTCGGGGCTCGACCGGTCGTGGCGGCCCCTGTTGGGCGCGAATTGCTCGTCATCAGCCCGATTCCCACCGTTCCGATGACGATGACCGTACGATACGTAAAGCATCCCACCACCCTCGTGGATGGCGCAGGGGCGTGGGATTTGCCCGACGAGCACGTCGGACTCGTGCTCGATCTGTGCGAGGCCGTGCTCTTGCTCATGCCACGCGATTTCCAGGCGCTGCAAGCCGCGGTCCAGCGCGCGGCGCCCGCGTTGCAGCTCGAAGACGTCGCCCAAATTGTCCGTCGGGCAACGCCGGGCGACGCGCTCAAAGCCCCGCCAATGCCAGAGCCATAACCCATGCCCTCGTCCACCATTACAACCTTGGTGCAGCAGCTTGATGTAATTCCGGTGGATTCCACTGCCCAGGGGAATTTTCAGGACGAAATCATCTACGAGCTTGCGCGCGGTCGATTTCCGCGGGTGGTACCGCCGCAGACGGGCGCCGTCTTTTTGGCCGTGACGGCAAGTACGGAACGCTACACCGTGGCAACGGCATCGCCGAACTTTCATCGGACGCCGATTGCGATCTGCTACGACACTCGGCAGCTCGCCCAAATCCGCAAGGAGGAGGCGTGGGAATACCTGGAAGCGTGGCGGCGCTCGCCACGGTCGACGGTGGTCGGGTTCACGATGGACCCCGAAGACCGGGTGTCGTTTTCCGTGGTACCGCCGCCCCGGCGTGACGGCGACGCGATTGGCTCGAACACGCCCACCAGCATCACCACCTGGCCGAGTGGAAACCTAACCGTCATTGCTACGCGATCCGATACGACGTTCCCAGGAAGCACGTACAGCGATTATCAGCTGCCCATTGCGCTCGAAACGCTCGCGCGCGAATTCGCCCGCGATAGCGATCACCAGGACACCACATTTGCGCAGGTGTGTCGTCAACTGGCACAATTCTTTTTCGCCATGACCACACCGTTGGCACAGCCGACCTGACATGGTACGTCACGCCTTCCGCGTTATTGCGCCTCGCGATGCCTCGTCGCCGCAAGCGCTTGCGTATCTGGTGGGCGAAATTAACCGGCAGCTTGGCCTCGTCGCGCACGCTCTCAACAAGCTCGAAACTCAAGGCGTCGCTGGTGGGGACGGTGGCGGTGGCGGTGCAGCGGCGCCGGCAGACGAAAACCTTGCCACGGGTTTGGGGGCGAGCGAGGAAAACCCCGACCCGACGGGCGAAACAACGAAGGGGAAGCACTACCGCAAGCAGAAGCATCCCAAACACCATGGCCACCATCATCGGCAGGGTGGTGACCAGCCACACCACGGCCACCACCCTGGGCGCCACGCCACGGCTGCCCACCATCACCATCTTGCGCATCAAGCACACCGAACCAAGCATGGTGGGGTCCATTCACGGCCAGCCTCCGCAACGAGCGTACGGCGAGATCGCGTTGATTCGGCGGTTACGTCGGGACTCGCAAACACAAAACCGCAAGCGCCCCCGCCAAACATTGCGGACACGAGCAGCCTTGGCACCACGAACGGGATTGCCGCGCCGCTCCAGTACGCCCTCGCGGACCACACCCACGGCGGCGTCACGTCGAGCGGGAACGTTACTGTTACAGGAACGTGGACATTCGCGCCGTCTTCCGGTCCTCCGTTTCTCGTTGGAGCGAACAACCGCACCCTCGTGGACCACCTCCTCGCGAACACAACGATGCGCGTGCTCTTTGCCCCTCGGTCGCCCCAACGCGCAAGCCAGACAAGCCTTCAGCCCACCGGCGGTGGGGGGACGCCGACGGGTCCGGCGGGGGGCGGGCTCTTCGGAACGTATCCGAACCCCGGGGTGCGGATCACCGAGCGCATCCTCGTCGCCCCCAGGTCGCCCCAGGTGGTGAGTCGCACGAGCCTCCTCCCGGTGTCGGCGCCCCCGACGGGTCCCGCGGGGGGCGATCTTACGGGAACGTACCCGAACCCCACGCTCGTCGCGTCCGGGGTAACCGCGGGGACGTATGGGAGTGCGACGCAGGTCCCACAACTGACAGTGGATGCCAAAGGCCGCGCGACGACCGTCACCAACGTGACGATCAGTGGTGTCTCGCCTGGGGGAGCGGCCGGTGGCGGGTTGTTCGGAACGTATCCGAACCCGAGCGTGAGAACGACGGAGCGCGTGCTGTTTGCCCCACGCTCCCCACAACTCATCAGCCGAACCAGTCTGTATCCCGTCTCGGCAACGCCAACGGGACCGGCTGGTGGGGATCTTGCTGGCACGTATCCGAATCCAACACTCGTCACGACGGGAGTGACTGCCGGTACGTACGGAAGCGCGACGCAGGTCCCGCAGCTCACCGTGGATGCCAAGGGCCGCACAACCGCGGTCACGAACGTCACGATTAGCGGCGTCGCACCCGGCGGCGCGGCGGGGGGTGACCTGACAGGAACCTATCCGAATCCACGCGTGCGCGTGACGGAGCGGATTCTTGTTGCCCCGCGATCACCACAACTAGCGAGCCGAACGAGTCTGATCGCGACGGGGGGCTCGGGCTCGCCAACCGGTCCCGCTGGGGGCGACCTCACGGGGACATATCCGAATCCGAGCGTGAAGACGTTTCGTCACGCGCTCTTGCTGGGAGGGATGTAATCGATGGCTGAGACCTACAAGACCCTTGGGCAGGCGAAGCCCACGGCGGCCACGCTGACGGCGCTCTACACCGTGCCGGCCGCGACACAGACGATTGTCGCCGTGGTGACGGCCGCGAATCAGTCGTCTACGGCGGACACGATCCGGATCAGTGTGGCACCGGGCGGGGCTGCGGACGCTGCGTCGCAGTACCTCGTGTACGGGGCGACGGTAAACGGGAACGACTCGCTCATCATCAACCCGGGCTACGGCATGCAGGCGACGGACGTGCTGCGCGTGTATTCGACCAACGGCACGACCTCGTTCTGCGCAAGTGGGGTGGAGATCACCTGATGAGCGTTGGCCGGGCGCAGACGCCGCTCATTACGCCGCGCTGGGCGCTCAGCGTCGATACGACGCCGCGCAACATTCGTGGCGTCTACCAAATCCCTTTTCTCTCCGTCCTGACAACCGGACAGACGGGAGGAGCCGCGGGGAGCTATGTTTACGCGCTCCAGACACCGCATACCGGCGGAGCGGGGTGCTGGATTATCCCCGCCATCTGGGTCAGTCTCACCATGACTGCCGCTCCCTCGTCAGCGTTTACCTATCAATTCAGCCTCGACAAATACACGAACTTTACGACCGATACGACGGGAGGAAACGGGACATGGATTCCATGGCTCCAGGTGGGCAATCCTTCGTCAACGCTCCAGATTTCTACGCTAGCGACAAGCGGCTCAACGGCGATTACGAAAGGCACGAGTACGTTGGTCGGCGTCATGAACTTCATCGCTGGGGAAGCGGTCACTAGTCTCTCCGCCGGCGACGTCATCTTCAACGACTACGTCTTCGGCCCCGCAACGGGATCAATGCCACCCATCGTGCTCGGGAACGCGGAAGGCATCCTGATCACGAACAACAACGGGATTCTCAATAACGCATCGTTTGTCCTTTCGGGGGGCCTTGTTCTCATCGAGGCGTCGCAATGGTAACTCCGGTGCTCCCCAACACGGGATGGGTGTTTCTCGGTCCCGGCGCACGCGGGTGGCACACGCCGGGCTGGCGGTGGCACGATCGCCCCAACGTGACGTTCGATGCCTGGCTAAGCCCGACGCGGTTCTACGGCGTGTTTCGGGACCCCGACGATCCGGCGCACGAAGAGCACGTGGGCGGCACGTGGCGGCGGTGCGACGACGGAACCATCGTCTGCGATGGTGGCCGTCGCCACGGTACGATTACGTTGGCCTATGACCCCACGGCCACCGGCTGGCGCGTCATTGGGGCGCGTGGCCGGGCAGCACGGATCGATTGGTCGCGCTTCACCATCCCAGCCACCATCCTCGACGCGGCAGGGCAATGGGTGAGGTAATCTGATGCCGCGGTTCAAGTTCATGGGCGCCCCGCGCGGTCTCTATCTCCCTACCGCGCTTGAGAGCGCGCCGGAGGGAAGCGCTGCCGAGTTGCGCAATGCGGCCTACTTGGGCAGTGGCGTCCTCCGGCAAGCGCCACCGTCGCTGCTTATTGCGTCTCCCGGCGCCCTCCGCTCCGGAACACGGTTCAATGGACGGTTCGTCGTGGACGGCTTTGTGGTAAGCCTGAGCGCCATGCAGATTCGGCGCGAGACGGCGCCGGGCAGCGGGTCGTTTGCGGCGCTCACCCTACCGGCAGGAACGCAGCTCGCCGACAGCCCAAACCCGCTCCAGTACGTCACGGCGCCCCCTACACCAGACAAGGACGAACACCTCTTCATCCTGGATACCTCCAACAGCATTTTCGGGAACGCCGCGGTGGGGATGTGGAAACTCTCCGACGGGGGCACGCTCAGTCGATGGGGACTGCTTCCCCCGCCAGCCACCGTGTTCCAAGGCGCGGCCGCTACGGCCACCAAGGGTACGCAGCAAGCGGTCTACGTGTTCCCGGGAAACACGCAGGACCCTTTCGACGATGCCAGCGCAATCGGGACGACGGCCAGCGGCGAAGGGGCCGCGCTTTCGAACTGGACGCTCACCTCTGGCGATGATGACACGCTCACCACCAATTCGTTTATCCAGGTCTCTGGCGTCGTCGCGCCGGGCAGCGGGAAAGCCCTCAAAATCCGGTGCGAACAGGGCAAAGTAGCACAAGCGACTCGCGTGTTTGCCACGCCGGTCGATTTAACGACCTTCGGCGGCGGTGTGTTGTCATCGGACGCCGATTTCATTCAGTTCTGGGTTCGCGTTCGCCGCGTGAAGAACATCCATTCGCTGGAGATCCAGTTCGACACGACGGACGGCACCTTCACCAACAACGTACTCAGCCGCGAAATCACGTTCAAGCTGGTGCGCAACCAGTTCAAGCGCAAGCTCATCGGCCTTGGCGACCTCGTTCCGCCACAGCATGTCCACGACTACCTTCGACAGCACCCCAATGCGCTCGACTACAGCTTCGCCCAGCAGCAGGGGCAGCAGGAGATTCCGATTGCCAAGAACGCCTGGGCGCGGGTGACGCTTCCGAAGAATTCGTTCAATCCCTCGACAGGCATTCCCTGGTCCTCGATCAAAGCCGTCCGCATTTCGGTACATACGACCACCGAGGGCGCTGGAGCGGTGTTCGTGGACGAGCTCAAGCTCGTTGGAGGCGCCGGTGTTCACGGCGACTACCACTACACCATCACGTATTCCAGCGAGGATGGGACGCCAGCATCGCCCGGCTCTCGCTCCAATCCACCCATCGACGATCGTAACGGCTCCGTGACTGGCCAACCCAATTCTGTTGTGCAGCTCACCGTTGGCGCCGTCGAACGTCAACCCGTGGTGCTCTCGTTCCCGAACGGGCTCACCTTCGACCCCCAAGTGCGCCGAATCGAGATTTGGCGCACGGTGGGCAACGGTGCCGCGTTCTTCCGTTGCGGGTACATTACCGTACCCCCCAATTCAGGATCGCTGCCCGCTGGCTATACGTTCACGGATTCCGCGGCCGATTACTACGGACTCAACGACAAGGCCACCCAAACCACCACCACACCGGTGCCTGGCTACACCAACACAAACTTTGCCGTACTCGATCCCAGCGAAGAGCTTCCTCTCGACAACATCCCGGCCAGCGGTCAAGGGTTCGCCTTCCAGCGCGTTGCGGATCGCATCCATGTCGGGCGGATGTGGTGGGGGCGCAATATTGCCACGCTCGCGGACGACAACACCATGCAGGGATCGCTAGGGAACCAGGGCACGGTGGCGTACAGCCCGGTGGGGCGCTTCGAGTCCGTGCAGGGCGCGATTCAGGTCACGAGTGGCGTGTCGGACCCCGTCCAAGCGCTCGCGGTGTGGAATGACCGGCTTTTCGTGTTTACGCAGCTCGGGTTGTTCGAGATTGTCGGCGCGGACGAACCTTTCATTGTGCAACGATTGGAAGGCGTTCCCGGGACGCAGTATCCGTTCACGGTAGCCTCCGGGACCGATGGCCTGTACTGGCTCGGTCCCGATGGCGTGTACCGGTTCAACGGACAATTCGCGGAAGTGATCTCCGATCCCGCCCTGTCCCAAATTTTCCGCTACCAAACGGTTCCCTCCCTAGCGCCTCCTGGAACGCCAGTAACACCGTTCGCGCTTCTCATACCTTTTAGCCCGTATGCGCGCGGCGTATTCGCCCGCAACACGTACTATCTGAGCGGTGTTGCGAACGGTTTCATCCTCGCCTACGACGCCACCGTACAGGCGTGGCGCTACCTCGACGGCAACTATTCCCTGGATCATACCAACGGAGCGCTCTTCCTCGACACACAAAGCGTGACCGTTTTCGTACAAGGAACCAGTAGTAGCATTTACGAACTCGAACCCCGTTCGTTTCCTACCTCCGGTACATCGTTTTTTTCGGTAACGGCGCTCCCATATTTCTACGCCGGACCAGGAAAACAGGCCGTTCTACGGCGTGTACTCATTGACTGGGAAATCGGTCCCAACGGGACCTCGACTTCCGTAACGGGTCCCTTGAATGTGTACACCGACACGTCGAGCGTTGGTTTGAACTTCTCCACCGCCCAATCTAGTGGAACGCGAATCACGACCGATGTTGCAACACTCGTCCCGGGCCGCACGTTCGGTGTACGCCTCAATTTTTCCGGCCGCGACATTCGCATCCATTCCATCGAGGCAGATTTTTACGTGCCCGGACAGGCCGACGTGGACGCGGCGTAGCGGGAGCGGCCCCATCCGGATGAGGAGAAGGCTGGAAGGGGCCAGGACGCGAGGCCGCGTGGGACCGCTGGGGCGTCGAACGGCGCTGTGAGGCCGCGAGGCTAGAACTGGTTCGGGCCGTTCGATCGCTGCGCGAGTGACTGCGCGACCTGCGCCACCGCCTGCACCACATCCGCCGCCGCGGCCTTCGCGGCAGGAGAGCCCGGCGTGGCGAGCGCCAGCCGGCGGAGCGCAAGCCCTCCCCCGCCGGCCAGCGCCGCCGCCGTGAAGAAGGCAGGGTTGCTGTGCGCAAGCTGTGAGACCGCAACGGCGGGCCCCGTTAAGCCGCCGGCGGCGGCGGCGCCGCCGAGCACGCCCAGGGTGAGCGGCTTCAGCGAGCCGGAAGAGAGCGAGTGCACCACCTGCGAAAACACCCCCGGCCGACTCAGCATCATCAGGGAATCGAGCTCCTGCGGGCTAAACAGGCCGGCGCTTTCGAGTGCGGGGCGCAGTTTGGCAATGGCGGCGGAGGCTTGCGGATTGCCCATGATGTTGCCGCCCGCGGCGGCGAAGAGGTGCTGCATCGCGCCCAGGCGCAGGATGCGATTGAAGTCCGGGGAGACATCCCGCAGTTGCGCCAGCGTGCTGAGGACTTCGGGTTTTGCGTTCGGCGAGAACATGAGCTCGAACGCGGTGGATGGCGAGAGATTGTTCGAGAACACGGAGCGCAGCACGCGCTGCGGATCGCGGACTTGGGTTTTCCACGCCAACAGCGCCTCGTTGTACGCTTGACCATCGGGGCCCAGCAAATCGGAAATGAGACCGGTGACCATGCTGCGCGCGCGTCCAACGAGACGGATATTTGCCGGGAGGTTCGGGTTTGTGATGTTCGCGAACGAGTTGACCGGCGCGTCATAGAGATCGCTGCGAAGCCGGACCACGTCGCGCAAATCGATCGGTTTTTCCTTTTTGAACGCGTCGCGCAATTTGCTAATCAGCGGAGACCCAACGGGCAGTTGCGAAACCGCATCTTCGATCTGGGCATACCATGGATGATCCGGATCGATACGCCCTTCGCTTGCCAATCCTTTCTCGAACGCTTCCAAGGTATCGCTGAGCGGCTTTTTGCGTGCCTCGATCGCGGCGACCCCCTCATCGATGATCTGCTGCGCAATGCGCTGTTTGGAGGAGAGCACCTCCGTGGCCGTCGCCGTTCCCGCCTCTTCGCTTGCCGGGACGGCGCCACCCGCCACCGCTTCTTGTATGGCAGCCCGGCCCGGCGCGGCGGCCTTGGCCACCAAGCTGCGCCCTGCCGTAAACGTCGTGCCGAGGTCGGCGAGGAAACCGATCGCGTTCGCCCAGCCGTGCGACACGCCCCAATCGTCGAGCGCTCCCTTAATCACGGGGCCGACGACGGGCGCTGCCGCAAAGGCCGCCCCCGCCGGTCCGCCCACGGCAGCCCCGGCCAAGCCGGCGCCGAGAAGGCTCCCGAGACTCACCACATCGGCGGTGGCTTGTCCTGGCCCCGGCTCGTTGCCGGTGGCGACGCGCAGCGCCGGATCGACGAACGCTTCGCGGAACCGCCCAACAATGCCTGTCCGGGGGTCGTCCACCGGCGGCGGCTCCGCGCCGAGGGCCCGCATCACGCGCGCGGCTTCGTCAGGGTTCGACACGGCGAGACGCTGAAACGTGGGATCGCTTTGCAGCATGCCCACGTCCACCCCGGGCGCCGGCGGTGCCGAGGACGCTTGGGTCGGTCCGGGCGCCGGCGGCGCCCCCGCACCAACCACTTCTTGGAGCAGATCGTCGGCCGCCATGGGTTATAGCCCAGCCTGGCGTGCCGCGCGCAAGCGCTGCACCGCCGCGTCGCGGCTTATCTGCCCTGCGGTCACCATGCGGTCGAGCTGCTCAGCCAAGCGCCGCAGGGCTGGCGAAACCGGTGGGGCCGCCGCTTGCGGGGCCGCCGCTTGCGGGGCCGAGCTGAACTCGCCACGCCGAGCGCGATCGAGCAACTGCTGCCCCGCGGGGCTGACAGGAACCTGCGCCTCTGCGGCCCGGAGACGGGACTCGGTTTCGGGCGTAAGGCCTGGCTCGGTCACGAGCGGCCGTGTGGGATCGTAGGCTTTGATAATACGAGCCATTTGCAGAATACGTTCCACGAACTGCTGCCGCGTGAGCGAACGCTGCTGAATGCCGTCGAGCAGCCCTTCGAGCGTCTTCGTCATGGCGATCACGCCGCCGCGCACGCTGCCAAAGGATTCCAGCATCGCGAGCTGCACTTTGAGGTTCTGCGCCAACTGCCGCGCCGTCTCCACACTCGCCGGGTCCGTCAGGTTCGAGGTCACCCGGTCCCACGTTTGCGCCTTCACGCGTGCCAGCTCGCGCACCTGGCCCTCGTCGGGGAAGGCGTTCACGACATCGGGCGACGTGAGCTCTTTCAGGTTCTCCATGGCCACGTTAAAGGCCCCAATAGCCCGGGGTTCCACGAGCGAAACCGTTGCCGGTACCCCCGCAGGGCGCTCCGTAAGCTGGACAAAGTTGGCGCGATCCTGCGGCGTCATCGCATTCCACACGTTCTGATCGACACCCGCCGGCGCTTTCTCCACCTGCTCGGGCGTCGGCGGTGGAGGAATCATGATGACTTCGCCGCCAGGGCCGGTCGTCTGCGTCCACCCCGGACGCGCCGCGAACGACTTGAGCACTTCCTTGCTCGGGTTGACGCCCAGGTTGACCGCCCCAGGACCGCCCGCGGCCGCGGCGATCGCTGCCGCCCCTTTCGATTTCCCAACCTCTGTCCCCGCTTTGCGCTGTTCTGCGAGCTGCGCCTCAAAAGGCAACCGCCCCGTCGCCTCTCCGACCGCGCGCTCCTGCGCAATTGCGCGCGCAAAGCGAAGCGTCGAGCGGTTGCGCGCATCCGCAATCTCTTCGGCAGCAATGTCCCCCATGGCGAGGTTGTACAGCTCGGATGGAGGCAGCGGACTCTGCCGAATGGCGAGCACCGCGGCCTGCTTCGCCGCCTGGTCGAACGGCATCCCACTCTGCGTCAACCGCGACACGGTATCCTGCCACAACGACCACGCACCCAACGCCGCGCGATCCTTAAACGTTGGCGGCACGGTTCGCGCCGTCACGTAGCCTTTCGCGTCCACCTGCAGCCCAAGATCGGGGCGCGCGCGAATGAGTTGCGCGGCCACCGCAGGGGCAACCGAGCCGTCGGGAAGCTTGGTCCCTGGCGGGACAATGGACACCCCGAGCTGCTGTGCCAGGAGGGCGTTATGGCCTGTGGGAGACAACGCCGCCGACGTCCCCGGCCCCAAGAACCGATCAACGGCATCGGCAACGGCCGGATTCGTTTCAAGCAGCTGGGGATTCTGCGCCGCCGTTTGCACAAGAGCCGCCATGCGCGCTTGCTGCATCTGTTGCATCGAGAGAAACAGCGACGGATTCCGCAAGCCGCCGATCGTGATCAGGCTGTCCTCCAGAAACGCTTTCACGTGCGGCCATACTCCCGCACCGCTCTCAGCTGCCTGAATCCCCGCAGACAGCGGAGGGGCCGTCTCCGTCGGCTGTCCTGGCGTCGGCGCCTGGGGTGTCTGCGTCTGCGGCGCCGGAACCACGGTCGCACCCCCTTGTGGGTGCGCTTGCACTACTTCTGGGCCTGCTTCGCCGACAATCGCCTGCTCACCAGGCGCCAGCGTGCCGCCCGCCTGCATCATGGGCAAACCCGTTGCCGGATCGAAGCTCGTCGGCGCACCGATCGGTGCCGGGGTTGCCCCAGGATTCCTGCCCTCACCGTAGAGCGCTTGCGCCCGCGACATGTTGAACTGTTCGGAGAGACTGCTCTGAATAAAGTCTTGCAGGGATGCGCGCAAGAACTGCCCGCGCTCCTCGTCCGTCAAGCCCAAAAACCCCTTCGGTTTCGTGGACTGCGGCAGTCCTGCCGTTACCGAGCCCGTTGAGCCCGTGGAGCCAACTTGGGACGGGGCAACATCGGGCGGCGTCGCGGCGGCGCTCTGCTTGAAGCCCGTGCCGAGCAAGTTCTGGATGAACCCGCCAATAAATCCTTGAGGATTGCTGAAGCCGGAGCCTCCGGTGATCGCGGCTTGCGTCGCCGAAGCCGAAGGGCCCGCCGATCCGGCAGCGGTCGCCGGGGCTGCCCCTGCCGCATCGCTGACTGCCGCGCCGGCCCCTGGCGTTGCGGCCGCCTCAGAGGCTGAGGTCGGGATGGCAAGCGTTTGCCCTTCGATGCCCGTTGCGCCGGCAAGGCCGGTCGTAGAAAGGGCCGATCCTGCCGCGCCGGTGCCGGCCCCTACCGCACCAGTACCCGCGGCACCGGCCCCCGCAGCCGCACTCGCCTCCGCCGCACTCGTGCTCGCCGCCCCCGCCGTCCCGCTCGCCCCACCAGCCAGGAATGCCATGCCCTACACAATACCGGCGATGCGACCGCCACCGAAAAGGCCACCCTGCAAAATCTGTTGCTGCATCGTGGCAGCGTTGAATTCGGCGAGCTGCTGCGCCGACTGCGCCGCCGTGCTGAAGCCACCCATCCCGAGCGATTGCACCTGCGACGCGAACGGCAAAAACTGCCCAATGACTTGCTGTGCCATCTGTGTTGGGATAGCCGCGGCCTGTTGGTTCCCGAGCAGGCGCTGGCGCGCCAGGATCGATTGCGCGAATGGGCCGCCAATATTGCGCTGCCCAAGCTGCTCCGCGGTTTGCTGCAACGCCGCCGCGGTGGCCTGATTCGCGCGCGAGACCGCTTGCTGAATCATCGGAATGTTGGCCTTCACCCCGCCCGTGCGGAGCGCTTCGAGCAACTGCCCCAACACTTCCTTCCGCACCGGGCGCGTTTGGCGCAGAAACGCCTGTCCATACTGCGCCAGCAACTGCTGCAACGGCGATGTATCAGCTTGCGGCGCCTTCCCCTCTGCGGCTGGTGCTCCCAAGCGTAGATCTCCTCCCGACACTCCCCCGAACGGCTACGACGAACGCTGACGACGCTGGGCGTGCATGGTATCAAATCGGGCCTGTCCTGCTGCGGACTGAAACGCCGTTCTGGTCATGTACATCAGCCAGCCATCCAGTCCAGGACCGTACATCCCCGGAATGGTACTCATCATAGTGTATCCAAGCCGCTGCGCCTTCGCCACGACCGCGGACTGGTGCGTCGACAACACCAAAAACGGGAAGGCCTGGAACGCGATCGCGTGGCATTGCCGCACAAATTCCACCGCGTCCGGCGCCCCGCGGCAGTCTGGGCGTATCCACAGCCCCCACGAGGCGCCCGCCATGAACGGGCGCACCCAGAACGTCGCCCACCATTCCCCCTGCTCGTCCACCGCGCAAAACAGCGTGGTCGCGCGGTCGGTAAAGGCTTGGAAAAACAGGTGCAGCGGGTACGCGGGGTTGCCGAAGATATTCAGCAACTCTTGCCGCTCCACCAGCGCTAGGTACCAGCGCAGAAGTGGCACATCGGCGTCATCGCCTGGCTCGTAGACGAGGACGAGGTCGGCATCAGGAACGCGCCTCATGCGACGCATCCCCCTTCCAGCCTTCTCCTCATCCGGACGGAGCCGGCCCCGAAAACACCACGGGCGGCCTGCAAAAGACCGCCCGTGATGCCCCTTCCAGCCTTCTCCTCATCCGGCATGGAGCCGTCCCGAGGTCGAAGACGCCCGTGATGTAGCACATCCCTCATTCGAGCGCAAGACGACCGTGCGGGACGCTCCATCCGGATGAGGAGGAGAGAGGCTGGAAGGGGGGACCCCCCAACGGTCGGCACGCGCAGCGGCGGCCGCGGCTCTTCGGAATGCCGCGGGCACGGGACGCAGGTCTGTGGCGCCTGCAACAGCAACTGCTCGAGCTGCTGCGTCCGCTGAAGCACCCGCCGCAGAATCACGTTGGTCCCCACGAGGGTAAGCCCAAGAATCACAATCGCCACGTCACGCATCGTCCGGTTTCGCACGCTCATCGTGTCCTCCCTTGCTTCGTGGTTTTGGTTTCTCCCGTCACGCCGCCGGTCTCGCGCCTCTTCCGGTCCTCGTAGGGGGCGACCTCCTGGCGGTACAGCTCCTGAACCGTGGCCGTGAGTGCGCCGAGGACCGAGGCGTAGTCGCTATATCGCCGGAGAGTCGGTGTCGGGAGCCACCCAAGTGCGAGGCGATAAAGGCAGTACGTCAGGTCCCCCACGCTCCCTGTCATCTGGAACTCCTCGATCAGGGCATTGAGGTACGGATCGTACCGCCGAGCCCGACGCTCGGTCTGGATGTACGGCATTACGACGTCTCCTTCTGCTGAGGTCGGTCGTCGATCAGCGTCCCGTGGGCGCGGGCATCAAGGACGATCAAGCAGCTCGCCATCACGTGCGCGAGCGGGTCGAGACCGCTCTCGTGGTCCGCGTCCTGTCTCGCGGCGGCGGCGAGGAGGTGGCGAAGCATCGCTGCCAAGTAGACCGAATAGCGGACCGGCGTCGCGCGCCAGTTCCACGCCCCATACTTCTTCGCCCCGCACTCCATCGCGCGCGCAAGCGGTTCGAGCGCCGGCGAAAGCACGAGGTCCATCGGCACCTTTCGCCCTCGCTTCGCCGCCGCATCCTTCGGATTCTCACGCGCAGGCATGCCTCGATCCTCCTCCACAAGGATTCATGGGCGGACGTAGGTGTGGAACCATGCAAACAGCGTGTCGAACGAGTGGAACACGGGAATGCCAGCGCGCAGCGCCTCCGCGACCTCGCGATCCGCGCCGGGCGACGCGCCTGGGAGGCGATAGACCGCATCGCACCGCGCCAGCAGGCGCAAATCATACTGGAGCCAGTATTCGTAGTCTTCTGGCGCCAGCAGTTCGAGCAGAACGTGTTCGTGCGGGACGACCACCGCGCACCCGCGATCGATAAGCGCTTTGGCAACCGTGAGCGCGTTGCGCACGTTGCCGAGAAACGTTCCGGAGCCGGTGAGCGGTCCGGAGACGTACACCAGCGGCGCCGCCGTGGCGGTTACTGCGGGAATTGGCATGGGGGCGGAACCTCCTCAATAATAGCTTGCAACATCTCCTGCACGAGGTCGTGCAGGGCCCACACTTGGATGAGCGCGGGCACGATGTCCTGTTCGTTGAAGGCGTCCATCGTCATGCGCAACAGTTGCGCGCTCAGCTCGCTCCAGGACACGCACAGGAGGGCGAAGACGTCGAGGGGAATCACGATGCGGCTGAGCGCCTTCTCGTTCATCGTCGGCCCAACGTTGGCCACGGCGCTGGCGGCGGCTTCCCCGTCCGGACAAGGACCACCCACAGCAGCACCACAAGCGCGAGCGCTGCGGCCACGATCTCGAGGCCACCACGCCGCCACCATGCGCCGAACCGCATTACGCAGGATCTCCACGCAGCGAGAATACCCCGCGCGATACTTCCAGCGCAAGCCAGCGAACTGCATAGAGAACCGCATAGCTGCGGTGCCCCTTCCGGTGTTGGCGGTGCTGCCGCTCGATTCGCGTCACGAGTTCCTCCAGCGCCCGCGTGAACCGGAGCCCGGTCTTGCCGTACACCCGGAGCTTGTACTCTACCGCCGGGGGCGCTGGGGGCGGCAACGCAATCGCGGGAAGGTTCTCCACCCGCGACACGAGCCAGACCGCGAGCTGCATCACCCGCGAGGCCGGAAGGCCAAAGTGTGCGGTAAGGCACCGCAGATCGCGCCGGAACTGCCGGGCGCGCGCGAGCCCTTGGCAATGAATGGCGACGGTGACTCTTCGCCACCGACGCCCTTCCGCATTGGCCGGTGCGTGAAAGCCTGGTCGAAACCGCGTTGCGCGAACCACGGCGCTGCTCATAGCTCAACGCGAATACGCTCGGCAGGATTCTTGGCCGCGCCGTCGATCACGATGAGCGGAGCCGCCAGCGGACTCGGGGAGAGCATCTTCTGCTCGGCATAGTCGCCGCGCACGATGCGTCCCATGCGATGCCCCACCACGCTCGACTTGGCAAAGCCGCCCGCGTTCACGAGCAAGATGTCCCGGTGCCGCAGCTCGCCCCGAGCCCAGTCCGGCTCTGGGCGCGAGAGCCGTACGGCGCCCATGCGCGTGGTGTGCCCCATCACGAACACATCCGCCCCGGCAAAGCCGTGCGCCACATGGTAGAGCTTGTTGAGCGGCCCGCTCGGAAGCACGCTGTTTCCCACGCCATGGTGCGCCCAGAGCACCACATCGGCCGGAAGCAGGCGGATGTAGGCCGAGGTCCCGAGGAACGACGTCTCTAACAGCTCCGCCAGCCACATGTCGCTGGTCGAGCCCTGCGCTTCGTAGAAATGGTGCCCTTCGAGCATCCCAAGCCAACGGCCCCGCGTGGGTTTGAGCACCCGCTCGTAGAGCTCCTCGACCAGCGCGTGTGCCTTGGCATCAATCACCGCGTCCGCCGTATCGTAGAGCGCTGCGGAGCGAAGCCGCTGACGATTTGAGGGGCTCAGGAAGTCGATCATGTCGCCCAAGCCAAGGAAGTAGGCATCCCGCGCCAGCGCGAGTTCAATGTGGCGGCGCAGCAGGCGCTCCGCCGCGGCGCCCTCCGGTCCGGTCCACTGCACATCCCCAAGGGGGGCGACCACGACCTGCTTCTTGCCCGTGCGAACCGTATGGAGTTCCATGCTCCCCTCGTTATTCGTTGCCCACGGTGTGCGGCAGCCGAACCGTGGGGACGATCCAGGTATACAGCGTCATCGGACGGCCCCCCGTGGTTTTCTGTTCCATCCGAATCCGCTGCGCCTCAAGCAACACCTCAAGAATTTCGGTCAGGTGACGCGAAGTCTTTACCCCGCGCTCCATGGCGTATCGCATCAGCTTGGTGCGCGAAATCGGGGAATTCAGGCGAATGATTTCCTCCACAACCACGCGCGCCTGCGTTTCTGGGCTTTGGTAGGCATAGGTCGCCACGGTTACGATGTTCTTCACGACCACATCGCGAAACGCACGATCCGCGCGCACAATGGCTTCATCGTCCACCACGAGCGGTTTACCCGGACGCCACCGTGACAGCGCGTACACCATGGCAAGCTTGACCACCGTCGTGCGCGCCCGCGTGAGCACATTGCGCTCCACATCAGCCAATTGCGTCGTCCGCAACCGTTCCACCTGATGTGCAAGCCACTGTTGGTAAAAGATTTCCCCGCGATCGGTGAAGACGAATTCTCCTTCGATGGTAAGCAGGTCGCGACAATGACGACGCAAGCGTTCCATGCGGGCGTCATGGTCCGGCTTGCGCGGCGGCGTAATCACCTCGTAGGCTTCGTAGACGGGATCGGCACAAACGAACACGGTGCGGCCTGCAAAGCCAGCCGTGAACACGTCCGGATGCACCGCACGCGGAAACCACGATCGCGTGCATCCAGCAATCCAGTTCAGGAGTGGACGGTTGACCGTCTTGGTGCCACTGGTGCGCGTGATGTCGATCAGTTCGCGATCGCGGCCGCCGTAGAGGGGCAACACGCGCGACATGAAATCCATGGCCTCGGCCCCAATGGGAAGCTGTTCCACCACATCACTGCTGACCAGGTAGACCGGCGCACCAAGACGCTGCGAGGCGCGCTGCTGTCGTTCCATGTAGTCGTAGAGCCCTGAGATCGTCACCTTGCCGTCGACGCACCAGAGCGCATCCTTCGGGAGGAGCTGCTGCGCTGCTCCAATGGCGGAGTCTTTGCCGGTCCCACTATCGCCGACCAGAAATACCCACAGATTCGGGTACAGCGGCGAAAAGTCCACCATGCGCAGGCAGACGCGATCCTCAACGGCCGCGGCCAACACCGAAAGCGCCGCCCAGTGTAAGTAGACCTCGGGAATGATCCAGCCTCGATAGAGATCAACAAACTCGTCGACAAAGTCCCAGGACGTTACGGACAGCGACAAAGGTTCCATGCGACCTCTCGCATTTCGGCGTCCGAGGGAAGCCGTGTCCATTCCACCCCGCCCGCGCCGCCCCAGCGTGCAGACACCTTGAACGTCACCGGCACCCGCAACAGCGTGCCCCCGATCGGCCGCGGCACCATCAGGGTCCGTTCAAGCAATCGCACAATCTCCGGCACCATATCCGGTGGCACGGATAGCACCACGCTGTCGTGCACTTGCAGAAGCGGCGGCCGCCCAAGGCTGCTTTCGGCCCAACACCACGCGGGCCACAGCCCGCACTGATTCATTAAGTCTGCGGCTTCGCTCTGCGGCAAGAAGCTATAGGCTTGGCGAAACACGTCGTCGTTGAGACGATCGAAGTCGAACCGCATCACGCGGCCCCACGAGTTCACGAGACGGCGATCCCGCAGAACGCAACGCCGCACCCACCGAAAGTAGTGCTCCCGAATCGCAGGCTTCGAGCGATGGTAGGCTTCTACATAGGCGTCGCAGGTGTGGACAGGAATCACCAGATTCAACTCGCACAGAATACGATCGCTCAGGCGCGCGCCACCCATGCCTCGCTGCGCACCGTGGCTCACGATCTTCCCAATGTGCCGCTTAAGTTTCCAGTCGGGATCAGACGGCTCTGCCCCGAAAATGGCGCGGGCGTTTTCGGCGTGCGTGTCGTACTCCCACGGTGGCGTATTGGCCAGGCGCTGCAGTTCCGGATCGTTCGTCAGCGCAAACACCACCCGACTCTCCACCTGCGACAAGTCGGCCTCAACAATCACCTCGTTCGGCTGATCCGGTACAAAGATGTCGCGCAGCGCCGGATCGATGTTTTGCAAGTTCCGCCCCGGGCCCCAGGGCGTCGCCGCGCTGGCTAAGCGCCCCGCCTCCGTCACAAAGCTAAAGCTGCACCGCATGCGGCCATCGGTGTCCAAGAGGTCCGGGTTGAGCACTTCCGCATGTTTGCGGTTTTGCCGATACGCCAGGAGCGCGCGAGCCAACTCCGGCCAGCCGTCGCGCGATTCGTATTTTCGCCACAAGCGCCGCACAGCCGCCTCGTCCGCGGTCACCGTGGACCCTTTGCCGTCGGTCCGCCGCTTCTTGCGGGGGAGAAAGCCGTACGAACGCACCGCGGGAAACTTGGCCTTCAGGGTGGCCACCTTCGTGGCCGAGAGGCCCCGCGCGCCGTACAGTACGTACTTGACGCGGTCATCAGACAACCCCCGCTGCACCACCAGGGGCATCCCATCCACCGTCAACGGACCCTCGCGCAGCCGCTGCGCCTCGGCTTCGAGGGCTGCCCGACGCGTGCGGAGCAGTTCCGCATCGACCCGGAAGCCGTGCGCCGTCATCGCGAGTACGGCAGGAATGAGTCGGGTAACATGACGAAAGTAGAACTCGGCTAACCCGTGCTGCACCAGCTCCTTGCGCAGCGCGTCGAAGACTTCCCACGTCACGGCAACATCCATACCGCAATAGGTCCACAGCGCCTCGTCTGCGTTCGCGTATTTGTACGTCTCACGCGCTTCGAGTTTCCAGTACGACCACTTGGTGTACATGGAAGCGAGGTACGCGAGGTCGTGATCGTCGCGCGGATCGAGCACGTGATGCATGCATCGCGTGTCCCAGTACGTCTGCGACGGTGTGATGGCGAGCCAGCCATCGCGCACTAGCCATGGCAAGTCGAAGCTCACTCCATTCTGGGTCACGATCGCGGGCACCTGCGCGAGCAGGCGTCGCACTGCGACCTGCACCGCAGGCCATTCTGGCCCCCAGTGGCGCGCTTCCAGCGGCACGGTCCAGGTCGTGCCGGCCTCCACGGCAAGGCCGATACAGGCGATATGTCGTTCGCCTGGTACCGTGCGCGTTTTGGGCTGCCCTTTGCGCGCGCCACTCTTGTAGCACACCACATCGGTGCGATCCGGCGTCGCTGGCACCCATTCCCCGCCGAGCGTCAGCATCTCCGTGCGCGGGCGTCGTGGGGTTTCAATGTCGAGCACGCAGCGATCCGTGGTCGTTGTGCTAAGCCCGTGCAGCTCGTCCAGGGTTGGAACGCGGTGCTCCCACGCGATGCGCGGCGGCGGTCCGTACCGCACCAAGTCTGCGATGCGTTGCCAGTCTCGCAATGCCCGACGTTCCCACGATGGCGTCCGAAGCACCGCGGCCGGGTGCACCGTGGGAATCACCCAGAGCGTGCGATCCCCAAGCGTCGTCGAAAGCATAGAGCCGCGCCAGTCGAGAATACCGGTCCGTGTGCTGCGCTGCCACGGGACATGACCACGACCGGTCAAGGCATAGAGCGCATAGTTTCCGAGCGGCACAATCACTCGGGCGCGGCATTTCGCCAAACGGGCGCGCAAGGCCTCCGCGGCTGCCTCGATCTCCTCTCGTGGTACGCGCTCGAGCACTTCCGGGCGCCACGGCAGCACGTTCGTCAGATAGCAGTCTTTGCGTTCGAGACCGACGCGCCGCCACCACGCCGCAAGCCGTTCGCCGCTCGGCCCCACGAACGGCCGTCCCTCCCGTTCTTCGTGCGCGCCAGGCGCCTCGCCCACCACAACAATCGGCGCGTGCAACGACCCATCATCAGGCACATGCGGCTTGGTCGTCATGGGCAAGCCAATCGGGGGAGGGGCGGCTTCCTGCCGCCCCCACAGGCTCTCGTTATTCGAGCAGGTCGGACTCTTCGGTCACGATATCTTTCATGTGCTGGGACACGTGCGTCTTCAGCTCCGCACGCGGCACACGCTTCCGGCACGCCGTGCACGTCACCACATCGGCCGTCGTCGGCTGCGGCGTCGCGGCGCCGTTGCCTTGCTGCTTTGCGCGCGCGTCGTCGAGCCCCGGCGTCCGCTCGCCGAGCTTCCAGTAGTTGGTGGCGTTCGCACGCACGCGACCCTTGAACTGCGGATCACGACTCCCATCGTCGATCTTCTGCACGATTGCGCACAGATACTCGGCGCCGGTCAGCGCGTGCAGCAGCTGATCCGTGGGCTCCTGCTCGCCGACCGCCACACCAGTCGCCCGCACGAAGCGCTTGAACGTGCGGCTGCCGATGCTCTGCTGCCACGTGGAAGTCTCCGTGGCGTCCGGATCGTCGTCTGTCCCGATCACGAAGTTGTCGAAAAAGGCGAGTCCGCGAAATGTGTCGGGCTCGACCACGCGCGCCGTAACGGCAAACATGAGCTTGCCGGTTCGGGTCGCGCGCTCTTCGACGCGCTCGACACGCAGGCGATAAATGCCATCGGTGAGCACCGTCTGCTGGTCCGGAATACTGCCGAACGGAATCGTGGGGGTCTTCATTTTTCCTCCTCGTGCTGAGTACGTTTACTCAGCTTGATATGGCGGGAACTGAAACGGCTCTTCCTCGTTGGTGTCCGCCTTCCCGTTCCCGCGCTGGAGCGCCCGAAACTCGCGGTTGCAGTCGAAGCAAAAGAGCAACGCCCACCGCACGAGTCGCTGGCACCCCGGGAACGGACACCAATGCAGCCAACGATTTGGGGGCCCCGCGGCTGGCGGTTCAGCGCGTCTGCGGGGCACGCGATGCACCTCCTTCCTTTCGCCGATCGTAGACGTCCCACAACGCGTCGTAATACGGATCACAGGGATTCGGTGCTTCGAGGAAGACCGACGAAGCGTTGTAGCGCGTGTCGGCGCGTGTTTGGAGACAGTAGCGCAACCCACCACCGTCGTCGCGCCGCACATGGCTCACGTACATCTCGGCGTAGCCGCTCCCGAGCCGGGTGCGTAGCCGTCCCGGCGCGGCGGGATTATAGACCAGGCTGCCAAGCAGTTCATCCCGTTCCTGGTCCACGTGGGCCAGCACGACCACGTTGGCGCGGTAGCCACCAAATCGGCAGAGCAGCGTTTCTTCAAGCATGTCCGTGGCAGCGGCGAACCAGCGGCGTGGATCCTTGGATTGCGGCTCCAGCTCGTACTGCGCCAGCTTACGCGCCGTGAGCTCGAGGTAGGTCAGGCTGTCGATGACCACGGTTTGCCACATCCCCGCTGCGAGTTCGTCGTAGAGCGATCCCATGCGACGCAAGAAGGCGTGGTAGGCGCTGGGCACATACGTGCCGGCGCTGTTCGTCGCCGTATCGTGGTAGTACTCAATCCGCGCCAGCACCGCATTGCGCGAGCCCGTCACCTCGCACACGGGGATGTCGTTCTGGTGTTCCACGGGCTGCGGCTGCCCCAGCCGCAGGTACGGCATCTCTTTGCCCAACGGATCGAAGCAGAACACGAGCATCGGGCGGGGGAAGGTTGCCGCGAACGTGCTTTTCCCACTGCCCGGCTGCCCGTACACCACCACATGAATCGGCGGGCGTTCCATTCACTGCTCCTTCTCGACCGCGAGCGCGTGCGGCATCCACGGATCGTGCCGGAGCATGGTGGAGGCGTACGCGGGCGGCCGGCCAGCGAGGCAAAAGTCCCGGAACGTGCAGTACGTGCAGCCGCCGGTAAAGAGCCCCTGCACGCGTGTCTGCGTCGCATCGGCTACGCTCGTCACGCGCGCCGCAAGCGCTTCGTACTGCTGCGCCAGCGCAATCGCTTCGGCGCGCCATTCGGCCAACTGCATCGGCGAGCGGCTCACCAAAATGAACTGGCTTTGGCTATGCAACGACCCACATTCGGCGTACGGCACGCCGTGGGTCGCGCAGGGGCGCCCACTCGTCGGGAGTCGCTGCAGCTCGATCGCATTGATATAGACACCAACAACAGGCTGGCCGAGCGTACACTGCACCGCCCACACGTAGCCCGACATCTGGACATCGCGCTTCCATTGCGCAACCCAGTCTGGCGTCAACCGTGCGGTGGTTTTGTGGTCCACCACATACAGCTCCCCGTTGTGCCGCGAGCGCACGATGGCGTCGATGCGCCCAGTAAACGCCACCGTATCCGTTAGCGGCACGGAGAAGCCGACCTCGACCGCTTCCACGGTGAACGGCAACTGCTCGCGAGGGTGGTCTTCAATCCACGCGGTCAGCACCCGCAACACATTCTCGTAACTCAGGCGAGCAAAACGCGATCCAGGGTCGCCCAGGCCGTGCGCATCGCTGTAGGTCCGATACGGCTCCAACGCCGCCACCGCGTCCGCCACGAGACCCGTGCGGAAGTACGCCGCCAGCGCTTCGTGCATGGCAATGCCGGCTTGCGCTGCGGGTCCGCTTTCGTCCCCCTTGCCGACGTAGCCCAACACATGGCGCAACGCGGCCGCCGTTTCACAGCGCGCGAGCGTGCGCAACATCGTGTTGTCCACGTAGCGCATCAACGCGCCCTCCCCCGGCCTCGGGACTCACCCTCCGGATGAGGAGAGGCTGGAAGGGGGGTGGGTGGCTGGAACGCCATGGCCACCGCGTCGGCCAGGATCGTGGACAGACTCGCGCCCCGCCCCATGCTAGCGCGCAGCACGGCTCCAATGGTGAACGCGGCCACGCGCTCCACCTGCTCCCGCGAGCAGGAGGGCTCTTGCAAGAATGCTAGCAAGTGCACCAGTCGCGCCCGTGCACACAGTTCGCGTTTGTCGGCGGGGGGCGTCGTCATGCGTGCGACCGTCCTAGCACGCGGCCGGGCGCGCCGTCAACTGCGGCCGGCCCGGCGTCCTCCCCCTGGGCCGCGGGCGCTGGTGACGCAGCGCGGCGCCGGCTGCAGCTGCGACGCCCCCGGACGGCGCGAATCCAGCCCGTCGGGATGACGATGAAGTCGCCGTACTCCGGCTCGTCTTCCGGCGTTTCGGGCGGATCGAACGTGGCGGCGAGAACGTGGACCGGGACGCCGTGGAGGTCGGGGCCCTCGTAGACCAGCCATCCTTTGCACAAGCGCACGGCGAGCCCGACGCGCTGCGGTACGCTTTCACGCGGGAGCGTGTCGTAGTTCCACGACCGGGCATCGTACCACTCAATGACGACTTCGGGCGCGCGCGGCGCCGGCTTCTTGGTTCCCATGGGGTTCCCTCCTTGGCCGCCGCCGCGGTGGGTGCGGCGCGGGCGTGATTCGGATCCAAAGACAGGCACGACGGCAGCGGAGCACGTGCTGCGAGTCTGCGCGGAGGAGACTAATGAACGTCCATCCGAGCTTGCTCGGCCGAAGGAGCCAAACAGCGCTGCCGCCGAGCGGCGCCGGTTCAACGCGAAGCGTCATCACGAGGGCTTTCGCACAGAGTAGGAGGACCTGAACCGAGCGCTCGGCCGTTCTGCGCGGGGCTCTTGGCGGCAGTAGATCGAAATGAGCTCCGGATAGAAGGACCAAGAGCAGCGAATGTCAATGGTATCGTGTTGCGGGGAGGCCGCAAGGTACCAGACGTACGAGTGATGGCGTTGGTTGTAAAGGCGGATCGCAGAGAAGGTCATCGGTCGTTACCTTTACGCAGGAAGCAGACAATGCGACGCTCGCTGCGCGCGTTGTCGATGTACCAAAAGAGACTGTGCGCGTCGGCGTGGAGAAAGGCGACGAACGGCCGAGGCCGTTTGGCAGGGCGGAGAAGCCAGACGGCGTCGAGGCCGACGGCCGACGGTTGAAAGCGTAAGGTCATTGCTTCCCTCGGGCTGAGCCGATCGGCTCGGGCACGATAAATCGGTATACCTGCTGGTGACCGCTTGGGGTAGAGATATACCAGGATTGGCCAGCGGGGTGCACCCGGAGCAGGACGACGAACGTCGAATCGGCATCGTTGAGGCGGAGCCTCCAAATAGAACCCGTGCCAGGGGCAGATGGTTCGAGGAGGAAGGTCATCAGGTGTCCTCATGACATGGGCAGACGCACCGGTCGGCGAGGCAGAGCTCGGCCGGGTCGTCGGTGCCGCACTTGGCGCACCACGCACCTGGCCAGCCGGACCACCAGTGATCGCCCACGGGCTCGCCGTGGAGCGAGAACTGCGCCGGGCAGGGCTGCGCATGGTCAACGTGGCAGGTAGGGATATGGATCATCATGGGCGATCCTCGTCAGATGGGGAGTCTCTAAGACTAATCACGCCAAACGGAGTGTAGTAGCAGCAACCCCATAAAGCGATCCAAAGCAAGTCGTTGCTCGGTTTAGGTACAGCCACATTGCGATACATTACCCAAAAGCCTGAGCCTCCGCGATCAAAGGTCAGTGTCATAACCGAGGCCTCCGGGGGCGCGGGGCGTGTCGCCGGCGACGAAGACGGCCGTGCGCTGACCCGGACCATGTTCGGTGCAGCGGAGGATACACAAGGCCTCCAGGGCGGTGAGCGTGCAGCCGGCGGGCGCGACGTGGTTGTGGAGGACGATGGCGACGCCGCGCTCCCCGCGGAGGCCGACGACGGCGCAGCAGCGGAAGGTCATGCGGGTGCCTTGGCGTCGCCTCCAGCAGGTGCCTTGCAGGGGGCCGACGCGGTGCCGTGCGGTTCGCCAAAGAGCCACGACGCGGCGAGGCGATGGCGCTCGAAGAGGAGGATGGCGACGGTAGGCGGTGCGTCGGCCGGGTAGTGTGCCCACTCGAACACGACAAACGGGAACCAGCCAGCCTCCGGGAAGCGGCCGGGGGCCTCGGCCTTGTAGCACACGAGGCGGGCGCCGCGGATCACGGACAGTGTCATGGTCATGCGGGGGCCTCGAAGGTGTAGGTAGTATGCCGGCTCGCACCCGGCGGACGCACGGTAATCACCGTGGCTTCCCACGCCTTGGCGTCGAAGGCCAGGACTAACCCCCGGTCGTCCCAGCGGAGTGATGGCGCGCAGACGGCGCGGACGCGCGCCGAGTAGAGCGGGTCGTACTGGAGGCGGAGCGTCATCGTTCTGGAAAATGGATCACCAAAGCCCCTTGGGAGGCAAAGTTTCTCCTCGTGGCATACCAGACAGACGCCATGTACCAGACAGTCTCGGACATACTCAGATGAACAGACATTGCGCGATTGGCGATGGTGATCCACCCCGTGTCTGGCGCCCATGTCGTGAGGCGAAAGGTCATCGTCCGGCCCTGGGGTGGGCAGTGTAGCGGTACATGCACGTGGGTGCGTACCATACGAGGTCGCCGGTGTCCTCTTCGAGCTTGAGTAAATCCCGAACGAAGTCACCCCGGAGATAGCTCCGAGAGTCGTGGGGGCGAAGGACCCATACAACCGTTTTCCCCTTGGCGTTGCGTTCGGCTTGGACGCGGAGGGTCATGGGGCGTCTCCTTGGGCAATACAGTCGCAGAGCGAAAGGCGTCCCGCAAAGTAGAGGCAGCCGCCCCGAACACCGAGGTGCGGGCAGTACTGGAGTATGCGGATGTCGAGTGTCTGCGACAAGGGCTCGACGTGCGCGCGCCAGTGGCAACCGCACGCGAAGTAGACATGGACCGTGGGTCGTGGTTCGGTGTCTACTTCGATCACGGTTCCGCGAATTCCAAGATCAGTCATGGGGTATCCTCCAGCAGGGGAAACGGACGGGCGTGCGGGCTGGTGAGGCGAAACTTCACGCTCACGTCGTCCGGGACGCTGCACGAGAACACGGCGTACCATTGAGTTGTGGGGGAGAGTCGCCCCCGGTCGCGCTCCGTGGCCTCGATCCACCACGTCTCTGTCGTGGCGGAATACTTGAGTTTGAGGGTCATCGGTTGCCGCGCAGGGACTCGTCTGGGCGGGGGAACCGGATGACACCTGCCCATGGGAAGGCCGCCGTCTTCGGAACGAACCACGTGACGGTTTGTCCGTCGAGGAGCACCCTCTGGCGACGGTCGGCGACGTCGATCCACCACGCCATCGTTGCTGGCGAGTAGGCGAAGGTGAGGGTCATGTAGGCGAGCCTCTTAAAGCCGGTCTGATCCCGGCCGTCGCCGAGTACGGTGTACTCGTGGTGCGCGCGGCGCCACGTGCGCGTGGGAACGAGGCAGACGGCGGAGGCGTGGGCGCCGGAAGTAGATGAGGCAGTCGCCATGAATAGTGGCAGGAAGGTGTATCCAGGCGACCTTCCCGTCCTGTGAGGCTCCGAGAGTGAGGGTTATGGGGTAGGCCTCCCAAAGACTGTCTCCCGACCGTCGCCGGGTACGGTGTACCAGCGAAACTCGGCGGGGGCGAACCACGCCGCATAGGCTTGCCATGCGGTTCCCCAGAATCGGACATGGACGCGGCCGTCGTAGCCACGTTCGAGGCGGAAGGTCATGGGTAGCCTCCCAAGTGCGCCAGCAGGCGCGGACGCCACGAAAGGCGCCAGCGACCGTGCTGGGTGAGGAACACGGCGAGTGGCACGGGGGGCGCGGGGGGCGCGTCGGCGCACTCGCCGTCCGTCACGTGGACCAGAAGGTCGTACTGGGCGAGGGCGGGGGCCTGGTAGAGGGGCCCGAAGCGCGTGCCGCCCGTGCCAGGGTCGCGGAGGCCGCAGCGAGAGCGCTGAGGTCGCGACGGCGGACCGTCGCTATGGACGCACCACTCAACGTCGGCGATGCGCTCGAGTGCGGCGCAGGCCCGCGCGAGCGTCAAGGTTTCGGGCTCCATGCTGCCCGAGCGGTCAAGCGCCACGAGGATGCGGCCGCGCCGCGTTCGCCCCGAGCCCGGAAGGATCGGGTCGGTGATGTAGCGGTGCGCGCGGCGCCACGTGCGGGTGCGCATGAGGCGCGCCGTGCCGAGTGCCTGAAAGAGGACGGCCGCGAGGCGGACGGCAGGATCCGGGGGTGCCGGGGGAAGCGGGGCGCACGGACGAGAGCCGTCTCCAGGCGGGACGGCAGGGCCAAGGCCAAGGAGTTTGTCCTTGCACGTGGCGTCGTCGGCGATGGCGCGGCGGGCGCCATAGCGCTCGACCGCCTCCGTGGCGCGGTCATACTCGCCGCCCTCGGGGCCTTGTTGATCGCAGGTGCCGGGACCGTCGCCCCGATCGTCGCCCTCCGGGGTGTCGCCCTCGGAGTCGTCGTCGTCATCGTCGTCGCTCGAGGGATCAGGGATAACGTCGTACCATTGCCGCCAGGTGGGGCGCTCGCAGGGGGCGAGGGAGCGCCAGGGCTCTCTTGTGGCGTCAACCACGGGAAGCGAGGCGCAGAGCGTAGGCAACAGTGTGTTGATCCTCAGGTCCCGCGCTAGGTTGAGTTTGTGCGGGTTTGCCCGGTCGAGGTCGGGCGGCGCTGCCAGGTCGCCAGCGGCAACATGGAGAAGCTCATGACGGATGACATCGGCAACGACGTGCGCCGGGACATCGGCGAAGGATGGGAGTATGGCGACCGTATAGCGGCCCGTCTGGTCGAGCGTGGTACGGGCGAAGTACTTGAGGCGGCCCTTTCTCGTCAATGGCGGGGGATCGAGCGCGACAAGGCGCGGGCGAAGCCATGCGATAGCGCTTGGGGGAAGGCCGCCGTCCGCTGCGTGGGCAAGAATCGTGGAAATCGCACGTTCGTGGATCATGCAGGATCCTTCTGTCGGCGGTCAAGCTCTTTGAGGGTGGCAAAGAGCTTGGCAAGGCGCTCGGAGGCCTCGGCGTCGTTGTCGAGGGGCCAGCCGACGACGTCGACGGCTGCGCCGCCCGTGCGGGATAGCTCTTCTGTGATCCACTTTCGAATGGTGTCTTGCCATTCAAAGAGGATGTCCCTGGACGTGCCTTCGGCGACGCGGCGGAGAGCGATGGCATACGCGTCGGCACAGCCATGCTGCAAGAACATAGCGCCCCCGGCGGCGACCAGGTCGGCAAGTGGCATCGACTCTGCCAAGGCGATCGCGGTCTCTCGGTCGCGGTCAAGTGCCGCCCCCAGGTCGGGCGGCACAGCGTCGCGCGCGAGCAGTAGGTCCCGGACCGGGGCGTGCCAGCGCTCCGCGAAGAGACCGCGGAGCAGGGCCTCGAAGCAGGCCGCATCGGGCTCGCCGTGTTCGTCGCGGGGTAGAAGTGCCGCGAGCGCTGCGGCCTCGCATACGGTGCGCGGGCAGGGGTCGCCTACGGGGGGCTGCGGGGCGTGTCCGAGGTCAGCGAACGCTGTGAGCGAGGCTGTAGGGACGCGCAGGTGTTGTGCGACGTAGGACCAATCGGCCCCAAGCGGGAGCCATAGCATCCGCCGGGCCAGTGCGAGTCGGAGCTCGTCGGCGTGCCAGGCGTCGTCCATCGTCGGTTGCATGGCGACAATGATGCGGGTATCGCCATGCAACTCTATGCTCTGGTACCGGCGCTCCCATAGGAGCGAGAGCATGGCGCCGGCTGTGGCAGGCGCCGTATCAAGCGCTTTGTCGAATTCATCGACAAAGAGCACCGCGCCGGGCTGCATACAGCGGGCAAGTTGTGGAAGCGCCAAGAACTCTACACGCTCCGCGCCTGCGCGTCCGCGTGGGCGCGGTAGTGCTAGGTCCTCAGGCAGCAACGCTTGTGCATGGAGGACCACTACGTCACGTCCCTCGGCGGCTGCCCAGGCGCGGACTCGCGCGGTCTTGCCCGAGCCGGACGGGCCGATCAGGCACGGCACAAGGGCTTCGCGGGACTCCCCCTGCCGCTGCCACGTTACGTGGACAAGCATTTCTATGGTATTCATTGAAGCTCCTGGTCGCGGAGCGCTTGGAGCGCGGCGAGCAACCGTCGCGCCGCGGCAAGCTCCTCGTTTACGATCGTCTGAAATACCCTCGGAAGAGGGCCGAGCTCGCTGACGATCGTGGCAATCTCTTGATAGAGATTGCACAGCTCTTCTTCTGGGCTTGGTTGGACGGTGGTGGTCATGGGCCCGCGATATAGTCCACAGGTGCTACCGCCGGAAGAGGGCCCGCCGACGGCGGGCCTCGAAGAGCCAGTGGTACACGTCCGTGTAATCAATTTGCGAACCGGAAGTGAGCGCTTCGTAAACCGCCCGGGCACGCCCGGGGGCCGGGCCGGTTTCACCGTCCCGAGGTAAATAACACAGGACCGCATGGACCGCGTCCGGGTCCTCGAGGGTGTGCGCCGCCGCCCAGTACGCGCCCTGTCGGATGGCGTGGTACACGGCGTCATCCTCGAAGGATGAGTCATCGAAATCCAGGATGGGTTGTGCCATGGTCATACCTCGCTTAGCGGGCGCGTAGCGCCGCCCGCACGTAGCCCGCAAGATACTCGGTCCGGCCGCGGAGCACGTCCGGGTCGGTGGCGTCTAGGGCCTCGTCGAGGAGGCCCGCCACGCGCTCTAGGCGCGCCTCGGCGCGGCGAAGAGCACGGCGGAGCGCATGGACCTGGTCCAGGTAGTAGGAGATCAGGTCTGCGGCGAGCGGGTCCAGCACCGGGTTTTCCATGACCGGCGGACCGTGCACGACGCGTGCCAGCGTGGCGCTCGAGGCGGGGCCTGGGGTGGCCGCCGCTCGGCTGTTGCGTTTGTGCCGCCCGGTGTTCGCCGTTTGTTCGCTTTTCCCGCGCAAGTTCGC